GGTAATTGGTTAGCCGGTACTGTACCATTTGCATCGAGAGAAGCAAATCCATTAGCTTTACCTTTCGTAGCAACAAAGGCATCATGTTTAGCTTCTAGAGCATCAATATTTGCCTGCAACTTATTATCAAGTGCAGTATCTGCTGCTGTTCTATCAGAAATCTCTTTATCGATTCTTGCACCCAATGCAGTGTCGGCATCTGTACGAGCTTTTGCTTCATCAGCTACTGCTTTAGTGAACTTGGTATCAAGAGCAGTATCTGCATCTTTACGGTCTTGGATTTCTTTGTTCAGGGCAGCTGTAGATTCATTACCTAAAGCCTCGATTGCATCCTTGCGGTCTTGAACCTCTTGAGCAATAGCATCTGGTAAGGTCTCATCAAGATTTACCTTATCAGCAGCGGTCATTACACCGGCCTTTTCCTTAGTTGCCTTATGTATGGAAATATTATCTGTCCCCTTCGTTTCATAAATACCCGTCTCTTCATTCTTTACTGAAGGTTGAGAAACAAGGTCTACATGTTCCGCATAGGGTATTGAATTGCGATGATAACTTACAAACTTTGGAGGAAGAGAATCGAACAACTTCTTATCGGCAGCTGATTGTACACCAGCCTTTTCGGGAGTTGATGAAGGCAAAGTAATTGGGTTCTGAACTGTAGTACCATCTTCAACATTAGTCTTAGTAGCAGCAATTCCCACTGTGGTTTCGTTAGGAGTAACGGCACCCAAAGCAAAGTTAGCGGTATTGATTCTGTCCAATTCTACCTTATCTTTCGCAGTCATAGTACCAGCCTTATCTGCCGATACTACCGGTAAATCGAAAGTTTCAGTAGTGTCACCATTCAACCCATTGTCCTTAGTTATGGTTACTGTAACCTTATCGGCATCGGATGCTGCTGAGATTTCTGTAATAGCATTGGGGTCTAAGCCATCAAGCTTAACCTTGTCTGCTGCAGACATAACTCCTGCAAGAGTTTGGGTAACGGGTAAAAGGTTTTTGGTTGCCTCTACCTCATCACCGTACTGGTTATTTTCCTGGTCCTTAGTAGAAGTTTTTACTTTGAATGTAAGTTGAGTATCATTACGAGTTATGGCACTTACATCCGTAACCATAGTATCAGGCAAAGCATCAGAGGTACCTTCTTCAGCTACCAGTCTTTCCTCATGGTCATTGGTAATTGACGTGAACTTGTTATCCAGAGCAGTATCTGCATCAGTCCTATCTTGGATTTCTTTATCAATACGAGCATTGATTTTCTTATCTTCTGCGATACGAGCAGCTTCCTCTGCATCGATATTATCTTGAAGAACTTTATCAGCAGCAATTCTTTCTTCTCTTTCCGTGTTGAGATCAGAGGTATTCTGGTCAATCTTTGCCTCCAATCGGATATCTTCAGATTTACGAGCAGCAATTTCACTTTCCAACAAATCCTTGATGGCCGTGTAATTACCATTAATGTTATCTTGAATACCCTGGATTAATTCCAAGTTACGTTGGATATTTGCCGAGTTCTGGTTTACCAAAGCATTGGTAGCATTCAGAGAAGTTAATAACTCTGTACGAGTTTCACTAACGAAAGTCCTCAAATCATTTACCGTTGTGGTAAGAGTAGTACTCAAATTAGTGAAAGACTGCTGTAGGTTATCATCCCCCTGTTCACGCAAATTCTTTTCGGCAGTAAGCTTATTCTCCAATTCGGTAAGCTTAGCAGTCATAGTTGCAGCGAAGTTGGGGTCATCGCCTAATGCCTTAGCAATCTCTGCTAGAGTATCAAGTACTTCAGGTGCAGAACCAATAATCTTTTGAATTGCCTCTTCTACTTGTTCGGCATTCTGGAAATCCGAGTCGTTGAGCAATTCTGATACCTTTGTGATGTAGTTAGCATGCTCCTCAATGCCATCAAGTTTAGCATACAGAAGGTCAGTAAAATCATTTGCCGAAAGACCTTTACCATCTACCTTGTCTACCTTCTTATTATCCATTGCCTGGTCTGCAGCAGTACGGTCTGCCTTTTCCTGAGCAATAGCATTATTAATAAGGGTATCTTGGTTAGCACGTTCTGTAGCTTCCTTATCGATATTAGTCTGTAACAGAGTATCACCTGCCAGACGATCATTTTTCTCAGTAAGGATATCTTGGTTGATAGCAGCCATGTCATCCTTATGGTTCTGAAGATTAGTATCAATCTTTGCCTCAAGAGAAGTTTCCTTGGCCATTGCCCGGTCTTTCTCTGTATTGATTGCAGTGGTATTATTCTTAACCTGCTCTTTGAGGTCATTCATAGCAGTCGTATTACCTGCTTCTAGAGTATCAATACGAGCTCCCAATGCAGTATCAGCCGCAGCTCTGTCCGTTTTCTCTTGGTCAATCTTGGTATTCAATTTACCTACCTCTGATTCCAAAGCTTGCTTGGTGTTATCCAACTTAGCCGTGAATTCTGTAGACAAGGCTTTATCTGCAGCAGTACGGTCTGCTACTTCTTTGTCAAGATTTACCTGAAGAACTTGGTCTGCTGCGGTTCTTTCGACACGTTCGGTATTGAGGTCAATATTTACATTATCGATACGAGAACTCAAGCCACTGTCTGCATTGGTACGGTCAACGATTTCCTCGTTAATCATATCCTTAACTTCCTTGTAGTTATCACCTACAGTCTTAGTTAAGTTAGTGATAGCTTCTGAGTTTCTTTCTATATCGTGCTGATTAGTAGCGATGGCAGTAGTATTCGCATTAACCTGTTCCGTAAGTTCATTACGAAGAGTGTTAATAGAATCCTGAATGCTCAAAGCCAATTCTGAAACACGTTTGTTTACGTTATTCAGACTTACGGTATAAGCATCATCAGCAGTCTTTCTGTCGGCAATTTCCTTATCCAAACTTGCCTGGATTGCAGTATCTGCATCTTTACGGTCTTGGATTTCTTTGTTCAAGTTATCCTTAACCACATTAAGAGCAGTATCACTTGCAGTGGATTTATTGTCGATGTATTCTTTCAGTTTAGTTTCAAGAGCAGTATCTGCAGCAATACGGTCTGCTTTTTCGGTAGCTACTTCTGCACTGTTTGCAGCATCACCAGCAATACGATCTTCCTTCTCTTGGTTAATCTCCTCAGTTAAGGCAGCTAACTTCTTAGTGATAGTTGTAGCAAAATTGGGGTCATTACCAAGGGCATCAGCAATTTCCTTCAAGGTATCAAGTACCTCAGGAGCAGAGCCTACGATTTTCTGAATAGCAGCGTTAACTTGCTCTTCATTTTGGAAGTCCATATCATTAACCAACTCAGAGAGCTTGGTAATGTAATTGGCTTTCTCTTCGATACCGTCAAGCTTAGCTTTGAGAATATCCGTAAAGTCATTCTTAGTCAATGAATAACCTTCACGTTTATCTACCTTCTTATTATCAAGAACCGTATCTGCATCTTTACGAGCCTGAGTTTCAGTAGCAATAGCTTCCAACAATTGAGCTTTATCTGCTTGACCTTGGAGTTTTACATCCTCAATCTTATGGTCCAAAACCAAATCCTGAGCAGCACGAGCAGTAGCTTCGGAATCAATATTATTCTGAAGTACCTGGTCTGCAGAGGTACGAGCTTGAGCCTCTTGGTCAATCTTACCTTGCAAAGCCTTATCTGCATTGGTACGGTCAGCTACCTCTTTAGAGATTTCGTTGTGGAGAACCTGGTCCTCAGAATGACGGTCTACTGCTTCCTGGTCAATCTTACTCTGCAATGCTTGAGTATCTGACTGGCGATTAGTGATTTCCTCATTAATCTTCGAATCCAGAATAGTATCTGCATTCGTACGATTAGATACTTCTTCAGCAATCTTAGCTTCAAGGGCAGCCTTGTCGTTGATATGAAGAGTTTTGAGCTCATTTACACTTTCTTTGATTTCGTTATCGGCAGCGATACGTTCGTCCTTTTCTTGTTGGATGAGGCTCTTAAGTTCATCCTTAATCTCATCGCTCTTATCGTTTACCTTATCATTGAGGTCCTTGATATCTTCGGCATTCTTATCTACCTTCTTCTCAACTCGGTCGATTTCAGCTTTTAAGTCTGCCTTAACGGTATCAATCTTCTTATTGATTTGGTCTAACCCATATTCTAGGTTATCCTGAACTGCAGCTACTGCAGCACCCAGAGCAGCTTCGGCTTCCTTAGCACGATTAACCTCTTCGGTTAAAGCAGTACGAAGGTCGGTTAATTTATTAGTGATAGTAGTTGCAAAGTTGGGGTCATTGCCCAATGCTTCTGCCAACTCTTTAAGAGTATCAAGGGCATCATCAGCACCATCAACCAAATCACTAATCATCTGTTTAACTTCTTCCTCGGTTTGATATTTCAAATCATTCTCAAGCTGAGAAACTTTAGTGATATAATTTGCATGTTCTTCGATGCCATCAAGTTTAGCCTTCAACTCATCGGTAAAATCATTTTTCGATAAGTCGTATCCTTCTTTCTTATCTACCTTATTCTTGATAGAAAGTACGAAGGCCCAGAACTCATTTATAGTTCCTCCAAAGCCAGCTTTAACAAAGTCATCATAGTAACCATGTAATAACCGCTGGTCTATTTCTTCGCAGGTATAATACTTACTTACATACATATTTTATAAAATTTAAGGATTAATTACTGCACGTTGACGACCCAGTAAGAATTCAGAATCGATATCCCTGAATGGTTCTCCCTCTGAACCACAGAAGGCATTCATTGGTACATCCGGATTTTCGGGGTCTACATCTCCACCGTCCTCAATATCTCCCCGTATGCAAGCATAATCAGGAAGCCTATTTACACGGAACTTTATTACCTGGCCTATACCAGGATGAGGTATTATTTTATCCCAGATATCCCCGAAGTAATCTTGAAAGCAGGTGACAAATTTGTTTCCGGTCATCGATTGAAATGCCGTTACATCATTGCCATTACCTTTCATTTCAATATGAACTCCAGAGGTACCATTGAGGATAACCAGATTACTATCAAACCAAATTCCACTGTTTGTAGTAATTGGTGTCCACCTCAGTACTAACATCTTTGCCATATACTTTATTTTTATTCTACAAATTCAACTTTGGTATCTCGGTCTCTCTTTAGGATAATCATGAAAACTAAAGCCTCATCCTTTGCCTGAGCAGTCTGAGTATCTCCAGAAGGCTTATACGTTATACCATTAATTACAAACCTATCTTGTTCCCAATTAAAATCCCAATAACCTTCCGGTGTAAGATAACCGATTTGTTCTATATAAGATTTAGAAATTAGTATTGATAAGTTTTCATCATCCAATTCTCCTGAAATAGTTGCCTTATTGATAGGCCAGTTTCTGAAAGCATTGTAGTAACATAATGCCTCAATTTGGATGTTATAATATTTAGGTATACTGTCTTCGGCATGACTGAGAAGCTGATTAACATGTTTGGCCCAGGTTATGGATTGCCTACCAGCATCCCAATCTAAGAAGTCAGTGATAATTTTCTTGTATCTATCCCAAGAGCGGTTCTTTACCATTCTCCAGGGTTCTTTTGTCATAACTTAGTTAGAATTGATTTCTTACCACCTTTCACTGGAGCACTTGGATTTGGCCCATCTAATACTCCAGGTTGCCTTCTGTTAACTACTTTTGGGACTACGGTTCTAAATACTTCATCACAGAACGGTAAGTAGATTTCCAATCGTGAAGCTAACATACAAAGGTTCTTCCTTAATTCATCTATTAATCCACCTGGTTGCATTGCTTGAGAAAGTGTTTTCCATAGGGAACTTGTAGCATCTGCCAAGGTATCATAATATTGCACTTCAGTAGGCCCAGTAGTGATTTGTTTAATCCTATCACCTCGGGCAAGTTCGGGTTTAGAAGTACCATCACCAGTTTGTTCTTTGGTAGAAGTTAATTGACTTAGGTATTCTGAAGTACTTGTTAATAGATTAAGTATCTTCACATTGAGAAAGTCCCATGCTGCCAATTCCATTATTAATTGATTTTCTAGTGCTTCATACCATAATTCATCAGTATACTTATCTGCAGGAATTTGGTGATTTACTAGAGGACCAATATAATATTGCCATTTGGTGATGTAGATAGATTTATCTTCCCTGGTCATTCCCTCTGATATCTCTGAAGGAATATAGTGGTCGATTAAGTTATATATTGTATCGGCTAATGCCGTATGACCATAATCACAAACTACCAGAGTCTTATCTACGGTGATATCTAAACCATTCGAGTTGGTTACATGTAGGGTTACTGTATAGAAACCGGGAGTTTCATAAGAATAGGAAACATGTCTTCCACCATTGAAAACCTCTCCCTTATCATCGCCAAAGTCCCAGTCAAAAATGGATTTGGCCGGGACTTTGGATATGACTCTGAATGAAACTTCCAGACCTGACGTAACGTACAAAAAGTCCAGATTGTTATTCATATTAGTCTGTCTTATGTAATTTTCATATATTACCCTTTAGAAGAGGATTCGAATTCTTCCAGCAAAGCCTGAATAAGTGTTTCTACTGTATCATCTTTCTCGGCAACGATTTCATGAAGACCTGCTACCAGTTTCAGTTCTTCCAGGGAATAGCCCTTTGCAAGTTTTTCAAGAGTCATGCCTTTCTTGAACTGAGCATTCAGTCTCTTATCCAACTTTTCGATGTCGGCCTCTGAATACTTTTCGATTTCTGATTTATCAGCAATGATAATCAAATGGCCAGAGGCAATTGCCTTCTGAATCTTTGGTGCACGGAATTGACGACGAGAGAGTTCCTTATCTTCTCCTCTACAAACGGTAATACCAGTTGATTGGTCATGAAAACTGTAAGCTCTTGGTCCCACAGTTACTGTATATTTATCTTTAGCCATATTTCCTAAGATTTAAAAATGATTAATTAAAGAGAGGATAGGTCTTTTTAGTTACCTACCCTCTCAGGGAATTTATATAGATGAAACCGGACGTCCCTTATTATTCTAGGTTAACCATCAAATATGGATCTACGTTCATGAACTCGGGGAAGCCGAATTCTGAGAACTTCTTGTCAGCAGCCAGCAACAGAGTTGCATCCTGGTACATCTTAGAGAAGCCAGTAGTCAAGCTTGCATAGATTGCCTGAGTCTGGTTAGAAACGATTCTTTCAGATTCAAGCATCAACTGACGAGCAGTAAGCTTAATCAAGGCAGCAGATGTATCAATCAACAGCAACTGTTGGTCGGGTGTACCCGGGTGAATGTAGAAGTCAGCATTCTTGGGAACAGGAGACTTAACATTCAGGATAGCTTCTGTAGTACCAGAGTGACGATCCTTGAATTCCGGCAAGTTCAGCATTTCGATTGCCTGGTCTTCACCACCAATCATAGTTTGGAAGTTACGTCCCATACGAGCAGCACGTACCCAAATATGCAGAAGGTCTTTGTAAGTGATACCATTAGTTGTTTCGTATACACCGATTACCGGGGCAGACTCAGAGCCATCAGGGTTGTTACCATTGATAGCAACGTCCATAGCCAGAGTATCCAGAGCATAACCCAACTGAACACCAAAATCACGAAGGTAGATTCCCAAGACATCGAGTGAAACATAGTTACGAACTTCATCAGTAAGTTTGAAACCTTTTCCGATTTTGAAGAGGCTAACTGATTTCTGTCCGAAGCTAACATCACCCAATGGGATAGTTTCTGCCTCATTAACCTTTGCAGGGGCAGCATCCGACATGTTAACCATCGGCATGATTGCTTGTAAACCATTGATTGGTTGGTCAGATGCAATGATATTTGGATAGAACGGAGCCTGGCGCATACCCAATGTGATAGCAGCACGGATGATTTCCGGAACAATCCAACGAATATTCTGTTGAGGCATTGTAAAGATGTTCTGCATCGTGTCCACTTTTGGATTGATGCCCATCTTTTCAAAAAGTTCATCTTCTGAAATACCCCATTTACCGGTAACCAATTCTCCAAAAGTTACCTCTACAGGCTTCTTGTCCTGTGAACCGGAACGAACAGCTTCCAAGCTTCTTACCATTTCCGGCAGCTCATTCATAAAATCTTGAGCCTTCAACTTTGTAATATCTATTTTATTTTCCATAACTTCTTTTCTCTTATTTGATGAGTACTTGAATTACCTCATTTGCCTCTTCTGCTGGATTAAGGGCAATGAACTGGGTTGAAGTTGCTTGGTTAGCTTTTACGAATCTATCGTTAAGCAATTCTCCATCGGGAGTTACATAGCCAGCTTCGATATTTTCGTTTGATACCCAGTTACAAATCATGTAACCTTCCATAGCTACTGTTACCTCTACCGGGAAATTTCTTTGAGGTTGATAAGCAGGGTTAATGTTATCCGTTACTGCTACACCCAAATAAACTTGAGTAGCTACATCAGTGCAAGGGTAAATCAAACCTTCTTCATTCAAAGCCACTGGCATACCCTGTACGATTTTCTCTCCAGCTTTAACATTGAAAGCCTGGTGCAATTTGTGTGACTCACTTTTGTAAATCACCGCTCTCGGGGTTCTTTCCCCAAAGAGAGTAAGTTGCTGAGGGTCGTTTACGATTTTAGTTTTTTCCATAACGCGGATTATTTATATTAGTTATTTGATTTTGTTTCGATACAAGTTATCGATTACATTCTTAGTACTCGGAGATTCTGAATTCCGTTGGGTATCAGTACCTTGGGTTCCAGTTTTACCCTCGGTATCATCCTCAGCAATTGAGGAAGCACGGTTGACGTCCTTAGAACCACATTTTGAGCAAGTGAGAGGGAACTTCTCTTCCAAGCGAGCTTGGTAATCCTTGGTCAAGGAAATAAGAGTAGTAATACCAGTAGTCTCGGCATTGAGCATCGTAACGATTGTCTCATCTACCTTATCACCCATCAACTTCTTGTAGGTTTCTACGGCATTTTCACGTAGAGAAGCAATGTGATTCTTTCCTACGGTTGCCATTTCCTTCAAGTTAGCTACTTCGGCATTCAAGTTGGTAATCTGTTCCGTAAGAGAAGTTTTCTCTGTAGTAAGATTATCTACCGAAGTTTGCAATTCGTTTCTGGATGATACCAAAGTCTGAATGCAGGCAATTACATTTTCCTGATTCATCTCTTTACCTTCTTCCAGGGTAAGCATATTATCCCCGAAAAGGCTTTCAAGAAATTTTAGTAATTCTTCGTTCATGTTATCTTTATTTGAATGATTATCATTGGCATCATTATCATTAAAAGAACCCTGAGTATCGTTCTTTTCTTGATATGATGTTAAATCCGATTTATAATCAGTAAAGAAGTATTGCTTCGATTTATCATCTCGGTATTCTTCATAAGATGCCCAAGTTCTTTTGGCAAAGGTTGGGTTAATGATTTTACCATCCGAGCCAATTTTCTGGGCAAATGAATCAGCACCATGTGAAACCAAAGAAGTTTCCAGGTAACGAACAATTTCAGTAACAATTCTACGTACCATAACTCCATTAGAGTCATAAGTACCCAGTTTCTGATAAAATTCGTTATCTCCCATTTGGGGATGGGATTTATCCCACTTAAATTGTACAGTAACTGAATTACTATGAATTGAAGGAGGTTCCATAAGGATGCCTCTAGCAATTCTTGGGTTTGCCTTACCATCGATTTTCAGAATACCGTTGATACCAGCGGGTATAGTAAAGCTACCGTCTTTATAGGATTCCTGCCACATTACTTGTGATACAGCACCAATAGCATTACCGATGTTGGTTTCATGGTCACAGTTTACTGTTTGACCAAGCAACATCTTCATAGAAGCCTTTAGTACTCCATTCTGACCAAAGTCTGTCGGGTTCCAATTCTTAGATACAATCGTTTCTGAAAGTAATCTGAACATTGGTTCGATAAACTCTTCGTCCTTAGGAGTTAGTTCCGATTTGTCTAGGTTGGGATAGTAAGTATTATAATCTATATCCCCTCCCCAAAACCCAAATTGAGCAATGGAATCCGGTGTGGGATTTTTCCATTTGTAATAATTCTCTGAGAAAGCCTTGGCTCCCACTGCTTCTGGGATATACCCAGCCATAATGGTATGGCCTTGACCTATCACCATAGAATCAAGATGCTCTTTGTTTTTCTTTGTAAATTTACTCATCTTGCTTTAGTATTTTGGTCTCCTCGAGAAGGAGCCGGGTTATTCTTATCTCTTGACCTACGAGCAGATTGGTTTTTATCATCTTGCCTTTGTTTCTTCTTAGTTCCTTCTTGGGGGTCTGTATTACCTCCCTTAGCAAATTGGTCCTCAAGTGAAACTCTTGGTTCTTTCTCATCAGGAGAATCATAACCCATTGCCCAAGCATATTGCTCTTGACTAATGATACCAGCCTTATACAATAAGTCAAGGTTCTGTATCTTATACTGAAGACCTTGTTGGATTTTAACTTCATCAGAAACTGTAGAAGTTCCCCAATCAATCTTCATTCCCTTATTATTAAAGCCTGCCAGACGCAGTTCTAGAGAATAAAGTCGGTCTAATACATAAGCTACAAGCATTTGGATATTTTTTAACTGACTAATCATCTTAGACAGCATTATACCAGTTGCACCTTCACCAGTAGTAGATGATACCCCAATGATAGAGCCATTAACTCCCAACCCATTTGCTACAGATTGTTGATTCATATTCCAAGGCTTCTCTATATTACCCATCTCTTTGGTAGTAGAGTTTAGCTTGAATTCATGGTCATCAATATAACCAGCTACTACTCCATCCTTCATACCCTCTCTAACATTACGTTTGAGGATATTGAGTTCATGGTATAATCTGGATTCATAAGATTTAATACTCTCATTTGGCCTTTGTGGAGATTTCTGCATCTTAGCTTCTAAGAAACCAACCATACCACAAATCTCCATGATATGTTTGAAGTTAATCTTCATATCATTTTGTCCTTTGAGAGAATCCAATGCAGGCATAAATGGAGGAACTCCATAAGGTTCATCGGTATCATTGAACATACCAACATAGAAGTAGGTTTCTGGGTTAAGCTTAATGTAATCTTGTTGCTTAACAAAGAAATTTATATTCTTTTGGTAAGGAGCATACACCCCATTTAATTCACGTTTAAACTTGATGTGTTCTGGCTTAAGGAATAATACAGTAGCCAAACCATCAAGCTTATCATTTGGTACTCCTTCTACGGATATTGCCCCACTTACAAGAAGTTGAACAATCATTTTATTAACTAAACCATCTATACCAGCAGTATATCTGGTCCATCCCTTGGTGGCTTTCTTAAGATGTTCTCTCATCTTTGAAGCCTCTTCATCGGTATTATTAGGGAAAGTTACTGTATGACTGGTGTTAGCTAACTTAAACATATCTTGCAATGCGATGCCCATATCAGGATTTACTTTATATAAATCCCGAATTAAAGGTATCACATCAACACGAAAAGAGGGTTCAACTAATTTAGTCAACCCTTGTAATGATGTAATTAAGTTATCGCTATCATCGTCAACTGAAACCCTACCAGGCGAAATCGATGTGGCAGGCTTCTCCTCTTTATTAGAGGATGTACCATTCTTGGGAGGGTCCTTCTTACGTCCCCAACCCCAACTAAAATTGAAGTACTTTTTCATCTTGGTTGTACGATTACGTTAGTTTTTCCTTTCCTTATGTGATTACATATTGCTTTTCCAAAGATATCATCATCGGCATATACGTCTCCTTCAAGGTCTACATCTACAGCTGAATTGTTAGCCCTATGTTTACCCATTGCAACAGGTCTACCTAAACCATCATAAATGAAGGTATAAGCTTCTTGTACAAAGAATGGGTCCTTAATGATTACGTGATCTAATCGAATATCTTCTTCCAAGTTTTCTATTATCACTGAACGATTCTTTTGGGTGGTTAACCAACCAGGAGATTTATCCATTTCAGGTCTACTTTTACCTTTTTTCTTTAGCATCTTCTGGTAGTAGTAAAGGTTAGGGTATCCTTCATCTTGAAGCTTAGAAGTTACTGATAAACCAACGTCATTGGATTCTGGAGCTATTACTGCCCAGTTAAACAACTTCCCAGTATCACCAAGTAACTTAGCATAAGCTCCCACTGCCATTCTTCCCTTATATACTACTTGTTCTTCTCCTAGCTTATCCATACAAGTAAATGAAGAGTAGTCAGAAGCTCTACCAGTTGAAACGTCTGCACCAATGAAATATTCTTTATCTGATTCGGGTTCACAGAATTGTCGGTATTGACCATTAAATCTCTTCTTAATAACTGGGTAATCACTAAGGCAGTCTTCGATAGCTTTAATATCGGCTAAGTCGAAGACTGTATTACCAGATGATAAGAAGTCACCATCAATTTCTTGTGCAGTTCGTTTTGCTCCCAAAGCAGAAGACATTTGGTTATACCAATTGATATCTCGTTCTGGGTGCATTTGCCAGTATAATCGAATTGGGTTAAAAGGATTACCTCCTGCAATGGCATCTACCCAAGTTGAGTGATAGAAATTACCAACTCCATAGGGAGTGGAATTGACGATGGCAGCTCCACCAGTGGAAAGAGTAGGGAATGCAGCAGCCCAAATTTGGGCAGCCCATCTTACTACTGCTGCCTCGTCAATTACCAGAAGAGAAAGGGATTCCGAACGACCGGCTTCGGATGATGTCGGAATTGATTCAATAAATGACCCATTATCAAATTCTATCATGGAAGCAGAACCGTATTCTCCAGCTCTACCATTGATTATGGGAGTTTGAAGGTACCATGGAAGATTCTTGTACATGAACTTAATCTTCTTAAGCACCTTCTTAGCAGTTGTGTCTTTGATAGAGATGATGTTTATCTTTTTGTTGGGATGGTACATCGCCAACCAAAGACAGTACATTGAAATAAGTTCTGTAATTCCTGCCTGACGGAATTTGAGAATGATATTGAATCGTTGGGCAATGAAATTGTAGAGAACTGATTTCTGAAATGGGTATAAATCAAATCTTACCTTTCCTCTTACTGGATGTATCACATAGCAAAAAAGGCTAAAAAAGAAAACATCACTAGAAACTCGGGATAGGTTTGATAGCTCCTCCCGAGTTAATGTAGTTCTAGTTTCTGAGATAGTCTTTGCCATTACTTAAAAGTTATACATTATTTGAAATTCGATGTCAGTACCTATACCAGATTTTATCTTCGGGTAGTAAAAGGTATTGACTCCGAATTTGTAATTAAATCTCTTAGTCTTGATTGAAAGACCAGCTCCCATATCGAAGAGATTATTGAAAGGTCTGTATTTGCCATAGACGTATGGGCTAAGTGATAACCTTGCAACTTTCTTTCGAGTTAATTGACCTTCATACCAGTTGTAGTTGTACTTATCTAAGTCGATTGGGAATAGTCTAGTTGAATAAGTGTTAGTCTCCTTATTGAACAGACTTAAGTTCAACTTATCTTTCTTCAAAACAATTTGAACCAGGGAATCTTGGTTACTGATAACTGGCTGCCTTAGCATGGAATCAGGAAAGAGAGTTGGCTGCTTATTATCATGAACTAAGATTTTACCTGGTTCAACTTTTTCTGAGTACTTCTTCTCTGGTTTGAAAGGTTTCTCTGTGTATACTGTATCTGGGATTTCATTGACCGCTTGATTCAGGGAATCAACCTCTCGAGAAAGTTTGTAATTCCTGAAGCAAAGGTAAATAGTAAATCCTAGAAGTACAATAAACAAGGCCTTTTTTAAATTCTTCATGGTAATTTCGCTTTTAGTGAAACTCTGGTCTCTGGTACTCACTCGTTTCCTTGTTTTCCCTTAACAATCCCTTTCTTACCTTCAGAGTTGATTTATAAGTTATAGCTTTCTTTCTTTCTTTCTTTACCAGAAAGCACTTTCCTAAAAAAGAAAAACTTAATAAAAAGAAAAAAGGGTTTTCAAACAGCTCAATTTAGCTCAGTTTTGATGAGTCAATTTTCTTGAGGCATTTTTTGAACCAAATACCTATTTCCCCTACTGCCCCTTTGGCAATTGTATACCTTGCCTTGTTAAGCCAGTAATGGTAATCCTTAAAATCACCTTCGAAGGTATCACTATTCTTGTGAAGGTAAATTTCGAATTTATCAGGGAATCCCATAATTGCCTTGAAGTCTTCGATTCCCAAAGGATAACCATCAGGTCTGAATTGCCTATCTGCAGGTCTGAGAGTTAATGGAGGTTTATCATACTCTAATCGATATACTCCTGGAAGAGTACTCATCTTTGCAGTTTTGATAGGCCACTTCTTTTCATCTTTAAAATCTCTAACCCAGAGTCTATGTATCTTTGCTACTGTAAGATTCTTCTTTTCAGGAAGCTTCCGATAGTCATACATTGCCAGAGTTTTACTCATAAACGGGATCTGGTTAGTATTATTTTCCTGAGAGAATGTGAGTGGTTTTAGTAGATTTCTAGTAATTGTTGGGTTTTTTACTTGAAATACTTCATCAAAAGCATTCAAATATTTCTTACCAGTTTTTCTATGTACTCCAATGATAAGTAATCTCTTTCGTGATAACTGTGAGTTACCGTAGTCAGAAACGCTTCTTTCGTGAAAAATAAGTTTATAGTCTTCAAGAGTTTTTTGAAGATATTCTTTTGGGAGCAAAGATAGCAAACGAGGTAAGTTTTCAATAAGAAATATCTTAGGTTTATAATGTAAGATTGATTGAATTACTAGATTCAGGGATTTATTCTCTTGGGGATTGCCCAATTCTTTTACTTTTGAAAGCCTCATAATAGAAGATGCTCCACAGTCTGGACTTGAAAGTATGATGTCTGGCTTACAATCTGGGAAGGTTTCATCTTTATAATATGGTATACCACCAAAGTTCAATTTCCACTGCTCTAAGCCTTTAGTATAAAATACTCCTCGAGTTTCTATATTAGCTATCAAATTCTTTCTAAAAGGGAACAAAAGGATGCCTGCACCAGCAGACACCCCTAATACTTTTAATTTTTTCATTTCTTGTAGCTTCTCAATTTAATGTATTTAATCCAAGCAAATGGCTTACGGTCTTCCAAATAACTCAGATTCTTATCATTATTGTGAGCTTCCTCTTCGAAACTTACATCATGATATCTTTCATTCTGTTTATTCCACTTGGCAAAGCACATGATAATTAGGTATTCGATAACATACCAAAGGTAGAAGAATCCAAAAGTCAGAGCCACTACCCACCAAAAGGATATACCAAATGATAACCAGAGTATGATACCAAGTACCAAACCCACTATACTACACTCAATCTGCTGTATCTGATGAATACACTCATGATTGATATCATCGGGTTTACACTCTTCTACTTTGTGTTTGAAGAATGAGTTATACACCAGAGTAATTGCTTTGTAACTGGGGAAAAGGAATACCTTTGCTACCCAGCTGTTAAAGTGACATCTTTTCATAACTTATCTTTGAAATTTTCGTAAGCATTTCTTAACTTTTGATCATAGGCATTCTGGGCATACCCAGGACCATTGTATTTTCTGGCAAAGCCAGCCCAGTCCTTTTCTTTGAGATTACTCAAACAACCAGAGTTTTTCATGAAATAATACATGAGTTCTAGTTGATTTGCATGAGATTCCGACATCTTATGAACGAATTCGAAGACATCTTTACATTCACAGAGGTTGTGATTGAACCCACAAATCTGGAACATACCCCAACTTGCAGACTTCAATGCACATTCTTCGTCAATTTTTTTGGCTAATTCGAGTCTCTTATACTCGTGTACACCTCCCAAATACTTCGATTTATCCCATTTAGGGAAGAAAATCGTAGAATATCTCTTACAAAGGTAAGCTAAATCTCTGTCAGGGAATTTCTTATGTACTTCTTTGTACATAATGTGACCCTCAAAGAGGATTTGAGGCCTACCATCAGCTAAAAACCCATCTCTACCAGCTGCTTCTACGATTTGAACAGCTTTTAAGAGAGCAGGTTCTAGACCTAAGCGAATAGCAAGGTCTTTAATCATTTCATTTGTTAGTTTATCCATAACTTATCAGTTTTATGGTTCAATTTTAGTAACAAAAGTATTGCTTATAACCCATTTTTAGGATGTTTCGAGGTTCTATTATCATATATAACTTATAAAATAATCTATTATCATATATAACTTATAAAATAATATGGGCAAGAAAAATGAATGCCAGATATGTGGCAAACCAATTAATTTAGAGGAATTCGATGAAACTAGAGAGATTCCCCAACTTATGGCAAGAAAACAAGTTTGTTTTAAATGTGCTTTTTGGTTTAATCGATTAGCTTATGATAAAGAACTTGAAAAAGAGAAGAAAATTGCGGTAATTACTCCCGATTATTCCCATTGGATAACTAGAATACCGGGAAGTATTTTAATGGTACCTTCTGCTTTTGGGGGAATTTACCAAACTAAACTCCAACCAGTAAACACTCTGGGAGTTATTGATAAAGACCGAGAGAAGCTTTTCATTATCCGTTATAATAACATCACTCACCAGGGCACTATACCGGAGCATCTAAGAGATGCTTTTAAAGTAAACGGAATATTTCTATCTCCACAGGAATACAAAATGCTAGAGGATTACCGGGGCAATGCCTATGAATTTATAAAAAATAAAATAGATAATGCAATAAATAAAGAATAATTTCGTATATTTGCATAAAGAAAATTTCTAAATAAAATAGATATGAAAAAAGAAAAGAAAGAAGCTAAAAAGCTCAAAGAGGGGGATGAGGTTCTCTTCACATTATCTGGAAGACCCATCATTGAGAAAGTTACAGTGGAATCTATTGATAAAAAAGGTGGATTCGCAATGCTCAGTAACCGAGTAAAAGTTGCAAGAACCTTGGGTCCTGATGATACATACCCAAGATTGGATGGGCAAAAGGGAGAAGTTCGTCCGCTTACCGAAGAAAATGAAAGAGTATTCCTTGCATATAAGGCCTATTTCTCAATTAAGAGAAACATAGAATTACTTGATAAGGAGATGGGAAGTATGAAAGATTCGAAAGCTTTCGATATGATGATTGAATTTGATAAGAAGCTTACCAAGATTATTAACAAATACCTCAAAGAACAATGATTACTGTATTAGCAATAATTTATTTGGTATGCTTACCGTTCACTGTATTTTTTGTAAGGGCTTGCTTGGATTATTTACCCTATACTCACAAAATACACTCTCTCGTTTTATTCATCTCGGTATGGATGATATTACCTCTATTTCCGATTTATCTATTAATCAGATACATAAAATACAGATTACTATGAGATACTTTTTTGACAGAGATGGTAATTATGCTGGGACATCAATGCAAGGGTGGGAGATTCTTCTCCTACTCTTGTTCCCAGTTGCTCTAATAATCTTCCTCGTATTCTTACCTTTCTATGTATTTCATAAATACAGTTCTAGAGAAGAGGATAAAAAATACGAGGAAGAACATCCAGAAATACTAAAAGTAGATTCTTATATTACCTGCTGGTATCCCTGGCATAGATATTCTGTTGCATATACACTGGCTCTTATATTCTGGGTAATTGCTTTTATAATTGGGATATTATCTTAATACCCGTATTAAGTTGGATTTTGACTTGCCCAATAAAAATTCAAATCTAATGGATATTTTTTAGTGGGGTTAAACCTACTGGAGAGTATAGGAGTATCATTGCTAGCAGGGGGAGTTGAAATTTTCTTAAGAGTATAGGAACCTAAGCCAGTTGTTTTTATTGTAAAGTATTGGTTATCGGGTATACTGTAATTAGGGGAAAAAGCATTACCATCCTTATCAAGGCAGGACCAAGACAACATGTCGAAATTTCCCGGGTATATACTGGCAATATAGACATTAATCATATGTCTATTTTGATTTACTATCCAATTCTTATATCTGTCACCATTAGCCATAGATCCACTTTCGCCACTAATATTGGTAGTAGCAACAAAAAAAGCATTTGTGTCTATTCCATTGATGGCTATAGGATTAAAACGTATTTCCCAATATTCTTTTTCTTCAGGAGTAGTAATATTAAGATTTATTTTATTGCCAGATTCTTCTTGTGTAAGTACACAAAGCCCAGAAGTACCATCGGCTAATGCCGTAATCTGAATCTGATTGTTACTCTTGTCTTCTTCTAAAAGATAGTCAGAGTTATTGATGCTAGCAGTATATCCAACCCCAATAACTCCGGACGATTTGCCATTTACATATTTAGTTTTCTGGGATTGGATATTCCATCTCTCAGAGTTACCACTATTGATGGTAACAGATACATCTTGGGTGGATCTCTCCACTGATCTAAAGTTTATTATTTCCATATTCTTTTAAGTTTGGTTTATAGAAAGAACTTTGATATTGTAATCTGCCAGATGGATAAGGTGGATGAGGGCCAGGGATGTTTTATTCTCTGGCTTCTTTGTGTGTTATGTGGGCATGTGTGGTGTGGGATATCTTGGCATGCCCTTATCACGAAGAGCGATTTTTGTGGGGTACTAAAAATGTGTATTTGCCTTCAAGGTACCCCTTAATGCGAAAGCTTCGAAAGTTGTGGTACTAAAAGGGGAGTACGGTTCCGTTAAATTTAACATTTATAAATAAAATTTAAGGGACAAAGATTTTTTATTTCTTTGTCCCTTAAATTTCTATGCTTTAGTTATCAAACTTTTCGTTATCGTCTTTCAAAATTTCTTTTATATCTTTTATAGCTTGAATAATTAAATAAATTATTCCAACAACTAACAATATATTCAATAACATATTACTTTGCGTTTTTCTTTACAATTTCTAAACCTTTTAAAAGAATCGCTTTCTTTTCTTCTTTTGTATTCTCTGATGCAATAGAGTTAAAAGAAAAATCATTCAAAACATAGACTTGTTTATAAAAGTCTATAAATCCGTCAATTAGTTTTTTATCTGCATTTGTTGCAATAGTTGAAAGAAAATTGAAAGTAACATTTCTAAATTTTTTTCTCAAAGATTTTATTTGCTTTTCGTTTGCTCCCAAAAACAATTCTTTTTTATAAATCTCTGTTTTTGTCCCTAAAGCCGTTTTAAAAAGTCCTTGATTTTTTTCTTTGACTGATTTTAAAACGTCTAAAGCTATTAACTTATTTGCTTTGCTGTTTACACTTGCTTTTTCTATATTCACTTTGTTCATAATTAAATTGCTTGAAAGTTTTATTATTTATTATTTTTATTACCTTTTCAAATAGACTTTCAAGACTTTTTAAACTATCTTAATAAGGTATTATTTATTTCGTTTCTGTATTGCAAATATAAGAACTATTTTTTAATCTACAAAATTTTTTAGAAAATTATTTTCTTAAAAAGTTTTAAATAAAATCTTTCAAATATCTTTTTTGTTTTTCTCACATTGCAAAGATACGGACTTTATTTTAATATACAAACATTTTCAAGAAAATTTTTTGAGAAAATGAATATTTTTATTTTCAAAATTATTTTTGTGAAAAATCTATAAATTCAAAAATTTATTGCACCCTAAAAAGGACTTAATTTTTGCACTTAATTTTGGGGGTTCACAAGGAGAATCTTCGCACGCTTTGTAGTGGGCATATAGGATATGTATAAGGATATTCCTATATGGCTTATGCCTGTCCTCTTGAGAGTGTATTATATACCTGTATATTGATAAGGCCATTAATCGACTAAGGTGATAAAGAATTAAGGCCCTTAAGATATATCCCTCTATAAAACCCCTTGGTCCTATTTCAATAAGGCCATATATAGACTATGGTAAGCCTATGGGAAATGGGTTTCATAGATTAGCCTATAAGGGCTTACTAAGTTAGCGTAAGTAAAAACCCAGGTACCTAAGTTAGGCCTGGGGCAATGTGTTAGTATTCGCAAAATTCTCGTTCAAGGTATATATTGAGATCCTTGAAAAGTTTAATGCCAGGTATAGGACCATCCTTTTCTTCGTCCCAGGTATAATATTCGATAGCGGTTTGTTCAATACCTTCGATATCGGTAATGGATATTACCCAGATTTGGTCCGGGATATAGTATTTAATAAAGCCTTGAGTAATGCCCTGGATGATTCTAGGTCCCAGATTAGAGATACCTGTAATGATGTTAGTTAATCGATTTTGTAATTCGTTGAGTTCCATATGTATATAATATAAAACAGGGGCTAGATGCCCCCTTGGGTTAAGTAATTAATCGAAGTATACCTGAAAGGTTATATACTCGATGATGTTGAAGGTAAAATCGGGTTCAATTTCCTCTGGGTCAGGGATTTCGGATGAGAATTCCATAAGGCAATCATCTGTGTTAAGGTAGATGGATATTTCCTTAGCTTTCGATTGCATTAGTTCTGGCAATATCAAATCGAATTGTGAAAGTGAATTGGCAATGTAAGATGCCCATGGATAATCCTTAGTGTAATTTACTAGGGTAAGGATGATGAGATTTGAAATTTGATTAATTGTTTTCATACGTCTTATATTTAATGTATTAATAGGGGTACCATGTTATGGATACCCCTTAATGATTTAGCAAGTGAAAGGAACCGTTACTGTGTAAAGGTTTTCGAATTCGTTTACCTTAGGTGCCTGACCAAAGCATACCTCTGGGTCATAGGCAAAGGTATCCCGTAAGCATTCAAGGCAAGTGATGCCAGCAGTATCATCGTCATCGAAATGTTCTGGGTCATTGATGATAAAGGTTAATATATGTACCCCAGCATCTTGGTTATCGATAGTTTGGATTGATACTAGAGTTAAGTAATCAGGAATGATTGTGTTCTCCTGTAGTTTCTGTAAGTAAGGCTTAATGAAGTCTAGCATGCCTGATGGATAAGAAGGATAGGCATCAGGTGCAGCAATTAATGAAAGATTAATACTCTTTGCAAAATTAAAATCAGTTGTTAAAATACTTGTTTTCATACGTCTTATATTTAATTAGTTATTATTACAATGCAAATATAAATATAATATATTATATATGCAATAACCTCAATTGCCTTCGTAGGTTATTAAGGGCCTTGAATTATATTTGCCTTAGTCCTTGAGGCCATGAATGGAGATTGCCATTTACCTTCCCTACCCTATTGCTTATATATTATATAATACCCAATGGCTCTCGGTAATCTAGGTACCCCTAAATCACAAAATTGTCCTAGAATACAAAAGTTAATGCTAATATAAATACTAAGCAAATAAATTACAGAGTTACTAGGAATATTACCTAAATATGCCCCTTGAAGGCCTTAAATCCTATAAACCATTTAGCCCTAAAACCTAATATCCTATTTACCTAATCCCCAACCCAATACTTATTATATAATATATAATATAATAACTTGGTGAAGGTAATCAAGGTAAATTGTGATGGCCATTAATCGACGATGTACTAAAGCTATACTACCTACATACATAGAAGCTACATAACATATCTGTATTATATAATCCCCTACCTTCGAATTACCTTGAATGCAATCTATAATATAATACATATAAAGGGTACTCAAGGCAATCGGATTTAGGGGCCATTAATGGTCGGATTTATTTGCCTTTTTAGGCCTTTTTGAGTTTGCCTTTAAAGTGTGTAGTAGAGCTATATGGTATAGTGGCTATATAGTGAGTTGAGTGGCTGTATAGTAAGGTAAGTTTGCCTAGCCTTGTTTGCCTAAATCCCCAAAACCCCCGGCGAGGTACCTTGGTATATGTATTAGGTATTATTATATTAATAGATGGTATATTAGTTATAGAGGGGATAGGTAGATATTGTACCTTAGTTAGCGTTAGTATGATTTTGTTTTATTTTTGTGTTGGGGAGTGTGGGAGGTACCCGGTATTTATTCCAGGTACCTTGTGGGTATTTATTCGATTAGGTATACCTGTATGAAGGCATATACTAAAATGATTATGATTACATTCATTCTGTAGATGAATTTCTTTGTTAGGTAGGCTTCTTCATTTAGGATTAGAAGCCAGATCGTTACGATGAGTAGAATTAGTGATTTCATAATTTTTAGTATTATTATATGTACCTTAGTATAATCCTATATGTGTAGGATACCAGGATTAGTGATGAGGTGTATAGGGTTAGGATTAGGGTTTGTGAGATGATATACCTTATTTTGTTTGTTGGGTGGGTATGCTTGTGGGCTTGGTATATTTTCTCATTTCGTATGAGGATTAGGATAGTTCCTACTGATAGGATTATTCGGATTATGTGATAGATGATATTCATTTCTTTTTGTTTCTTAGTTTCTGTTGGGTACGGAGTAACTTATTATACTGGGCTTGGGGATCACTTAGGTATAGAGTGTAATCATTTTTGTTACTGCCCGGATTAGGGAAACGTTCTGTCTAAGTATCTTGGTGGGGTATGTATATTAGGTCTTTCTTTTTCATGGTAGTGATATTATATCGATTATGGTTATATCTCTTAGTGGGATTTGTAACATTTCTCTTATCTGTAATCTTATGTGTTCGGAGTGGAGGTGGTTGTTGTTTATCTCTTGGTTGGGGTACCTTAGATATGGCCTTAGTTCCTCAGTTCTATATGGGATTACCATTTCCTCGGTGAAACCCTCTGTGTATTCCTTAGTGTGTCCTGGTACCTCGAAAGATACCAGGAATTTCCCCTTTGTTAGCATGGCTCTAGTTCATTAGTTAGGATTCGGATATCGGTATATTGATTTATGTATTCTCTTTCTGAGGATATGTCTAAGCATTTACATGCTATGTAGTGACCGTACATTGATATACCGGATTCGTAGCCTTGGTCTTCGTTTAGGAAGTTAGCTAATGGTATCTTGTCTACTGAGCATATCTTCTGATGACCTGGTAAGGTTTCTGAATCTGTATATCCTACAAAGTCATAAGTATCAGTATTATCGGTCATGGTAGAGAATATTTCGATTAGCCAGTTAAAGTCCTCTAGAGGTACTCTGTCTATCCATTCCCATCCGATTGGATATTGGTTTACTGTTATTGTTGGTTTCATGATGTTAATTGAGTTGAGGGTTAAACATTTGTTTTGGTTGGCCTAATAGGCAGCAATGAAGATAACCTGCTTCATCGAGGATTCCCAGTATAAGATATCTATTGGTATCTCTGGGAATTTCGAAATAGAAAGCTGGTTTCATGTAGCCATCTATGAATGTAAAAACTATCTGAGTGTTTTCTAGTAACCCATTTAGTTGTACATGAGAAAGGTAGTTATAAATAGCTTCCCTTTGATTTCTTGGATTTTTATCCCATGAGATGAGCATATCGTCATACCAATTTGGATTATCGCATAGCTTTTTAAGTTGTTGTTGAATATACGGTGTCATGATTTGAAGTAATAATATAAGTCCTCGATTAGTTTATCCTGTTCTTCCCATATAGTATCTGATACTACGTATTCTGATACGAAATAGTTATAGAAAGGCCCAAATAGTATTTTTAATACTATGTCCTTGAGTTCGATATTGAGTTGTTCCTCTTCTTCGGTAGAACTGGGTTTGATTGCCTGAAGTTCTGCCTTATAGGATGCCGTAACGGCATCCTTTAGGGTTTGAATATATTCTGGGTTAGTTTCCTTGAGAATACTTAATTGTGATTTGAGTTCTTTACTTATCATGGGGCTTAGCGATTATGGATATGAATCCCTGTGGATATCGAGTATAGAATATTTGATAGTTCCCTGTGGGCAAGAAGACTTGCATTATGTTTGCAAGTAAGGGATAGATTTTCCATTGGTTTTCCTCTAGAAACTTGTTCCAGTCTTCAGATTCTTCTGGATAATTCCCAGATAGTTGGATATGGTACTGTTCCTGGTCAGCAATAAATAGGTTAGTTACTACCTGTATTTCATCTGATTCCTTTTTGTATTGGGTGATTGGATACCAGATGCCTTCGGTTTTCCATTTATTAAGTTGGAACAGAGACATGCCCTGTTCCAGTACGTTGAGTAATTTATATAAGTTTACCATAGTGATTATTTATTTAGTTGGTTAAATAATTCTGATACTGCAAGTTGTTGGAAGATTTCTGTTTCCCTGTGGTCTGATTCCCATTTTTCGATAGCATTATAAATGCTGGTATATTGGGATATCATGTCCTCATCTTGTTCATCGTCTATGGGATAATCCCGGAATTGGAGATTGAGAGTTCCCATGTATGATTCATCCGGATTTGAGATTTCGTTAACTGATTGAGCAGTGTAACCAAAAGCATCAAGAGTTCCATCAAAGTAACCCATAATGTGATTTGAGATTTCGTTAATAGTTGTCATAAGAAATAAGTTTTGTGACCCCGTTCAAGGTCGGTTAATAATTATATTTATTTTCTCTTATGCAAATATAGAAATAATATTTTAAATATGCAATAATTAAGGGAGCCCAGATGTTAGTGTTTCTGAACTCCCTGAGGTATATTAACTGATTGGGGGATTAGTATAATTCATCGGCCAATAATGGTTCCTTGGGCTTATTTAATTTCTCTTTAGAACGTCTTGTAGCCCAATTCTCGTAGGGTTTGTAACTGAAGGTACGTGTTGTTTCATCGTATGCAGCATATACCATTTGTTTACGGGATATTCTCCTTCCGTAAGTTTTCTTAAGATTAGCAAACCAATCTAGATATTCCTGTAAAGAGTTAAAGATTTCTTTGTTCCCGTCTAAATCATTTTTAGGACGGGTTTTCCATGTTGCTTCTATATAGCATTGATGTAGGGTGATTGAAATAAAGTATCGGCACCAACTACCACCAAAGATAGTGCCCGTGGAGAATTCTATCTCCCGAGCAACTAATGGACTAACGTTATACTTTGTCATGCGATTGAGAAATTAAGTTGGAAAATCCAGTTGTTTCTATCGAGTTGATTGAATGATATGAACCTCCCATCGTTATCGGTAAATTCATTCATGAATTGAACTGCAGCAGATGCTAATTGCCCCTTATAGGGATTAGTATCGGCAGTTATGATTGATTCGAAAATGAAAGAATAATAGGTAGTATCATAGATTTGTACCTGATTAATATCCAAGCAATTGAGTTTGTAATCATCCTCTAGTTTGATTAAGAGTCCCATTAGGAAATTAAGAAGACTACCCTGTTCATCAGAGTCAAGTTCAAATGTAGATTTCTTTTCTAAGAAATTGCGAACTACCTTAGTTAGTTCGTCTGCTTGATTGTAAGTTACTGAGTTCGTTTTCATATTTTTGTCTATTTTAAAATTGATATGCAAATATAAGCATTTTTATTTTTATAGAAAAATATATCTAATTTATTTTTAGGGAGGCTGAGGATGTGTACACGCTATGAAAGGCAGTGGATTAGACTGCCTTTCAATTATTAAGGTAATTGGGGAGTTAGCAAATATAGAGCCTCTCTTATAATTGAACTCTCCATAGGTTCTAAAGAGGGTTCCTTGTTCATTAGTCCACCTTTCTTCTTTTCGTTTTCAAATACTTCATGTATGGCTTGCTTTATTTTAGTAGCTAATACCTCTGATAACTCCTGAGATTTAAGAGAGATAAGTAACCCTTTTCGTATTTTCTCAACATCTTGGTTATTCTCAGTAATGGGTTTTGCTTCTACTAATTCTTGTATACCCGAGGAATATTCATCTAACCGTTCATATCCCAAATGTTGTAGGTCATTAATGAAGATACTGAATTCATCGTAAGTAAGTCTAGTATCAAAACCTACTCCATGATATAGTTGTACTAAAGGAGTAAGGATTCTTCTTAGTGTATTGAAATCCTTTAGATGGTCTAATTCTATCTCTGACCTAATTGGTACTTTATATACCTTTTCACCCTTCAGTACCACTAGCAGAACCATTAGTCTTGGTGGTAGTCTTTTCTCGTTCATAAGCAAGTTTTTGTATTATAAGTTGTACATAGGTATTCCTTTCCTTATAGATGAACATTACCGAGAGAAGTATCTCATGTTTCGGTAATATCATCTGTATGAAATTGCCTGGAGCAATCACTGTAGCTACTACTGGAGAATCTTCCTGAGAGAAATTCTCCAGTATCATTTCTGCCCTCTTAATTGGTTCTGGCTTTGTTGGGTCCAAAGTTAGGACTGGAGCAGTTATACATTCCTTGATGCCCTGTGTTAAGGCATTATATAACCATTCATCTTTTATATCCTCTACTTGGAGGTTTTTCATTGTAATCATATCCTAAACCTATTTAAAGTCCATACACCCAGGATATTAGAGAATACCCATAGTTCCCAGTTTTTATAAAAGTTATAGGGTTTACTGAACTGGGATGTTTGAAATATTATCTGGCTTGGTGTTCTAGATAACATTTCTGCATGGCAAGTTAATACTCCAGAGGATAATTGAACTTTAAAAGCTTTAATTACATCTTCATCATTTTTAGTCTCTACTGAGGTAAGTAATTTAATAAATTCTACCTTTACACCTTCCGACATTTTAACCTTTCGGAAAGCAAATTTCTCTTTATTCTCCATTTTGTTGATATTTAGATAAGAACTCTTGAGCTAGTTCATCTTGAGTTCTTTCGATTATATTCTTTACGATTGTTTTATTTTCTACTCTAGCCCACATATATAGCATGCCTAATTGAGCATCCATATAGCAATCTATAAGAGATGGGTCCTTTCTAAATACATCCCATTGTTTTACGAAATTCATTCGAACCAAATCCCTATAACCCTGGTCTGATATATCTTCTTGGTCTATATAAGCAGATACCCTTTTTCTTACTTCTAAAAGAATTTTCTCTAAGCTTTCTGGTAATCTAAAATTTTCGGGTAAACTATGATATACCAAATTATTCGGTATTAATTCCTCAAAAGTAAACTGATTATCGAATAGTTTCTTTGGGTATTTACCTGAAAATATCAAGGGTATCTTATACCTTAGCAACGATGGTACTACGTCGTATATAGCATAATGTTTCCGATATTCCTGATAGACATCGAAATATAGATTCTCATCGAATATACCAGATTTCCTCATTATTGCCTGTAAAGTATTATAAGCAGCATTGATATGAGTATTACTCAATTTGAATATTAAGTTGCCATTTTTAAGGGCAATGAGTTCACTACAGCATCTCTTTCGTTTAAATAAGTTCATGTGATTAAAATGTAAAGTCAATGTATAATGTATATTTTCCTTGTTCCCTTGAGAAATTTTCGTGATTTGAGTCATCATACTTATGGCAAGCATAAGTCTTAGATGATTTATCATAATGGTCTCTTACCCATACTGGAGCAGTATCAGTTGGTTTTAATTTAAAGTATGTACCCTGATTAACCTTGTTAACCCGAGTCTCTTTGTAAGATGTCTTTGGTAGTTCCATATTTTTGTCTATTTTAAAATTGATATGCAAATATAATTCTTTCTTTTTAAATATGCAATATCCGGATATAACTATGGGAGCTTACTATTTCGGAGGAATTGAGATGCAAATGAGCCATCCTCTTTTTCTTCTTTCTCAAAGTCTTCATATTGATATAACTCTGGGTCTTCTTCGTCTGGGTCTATACGCATTTCGATTTCTCTACGTAGTTCATGATGTTCTTTAGAGAATGAAGACATAGCTCCCTTATAATCATCAGTAATTTGCATTAGCTCTGCTTTATTAAGATTAAGACCCTCTTTACTGGTATCTACTCCTTCTTGTTTAGTAGCAACTACTTCGGGTAATGACTTAATGTCATACCTATCCTCCAATAGTTTAGCCTCTTCTGGTTTATCTAATACCCTTTGTGATTCCAATACGATTTGACGTGCCTCTTCAACGGTGATTGCATTTTGCTGTGTTACGTTGTTCTGTTGATTAAATTGGGCAAAGATATTTGTAGTACTTCCTCCAGTAAGATTACGTACTATTGATTGCAGAGATGTAGAGGATTCAAGCTTTAATTTAAGGGCCTTTCCCAGCTCGGCAGATATAAACGGTACGTATTTCCCTCCCTGAGATTCTCTTAGGATATTAACCTGATGGGCTATTTCCATACGGTCTTCCAAAGCCCATGCTAGTTGTTCTCCCATTAATGCTTGTAGTAAATCTTCTGCCTTTTCTTTATCCCATATTCTAGAGCTTAATAGCCTATCTCTCATAAATACACGTATGTAATTGATATCTATACCCATACGATATGAGAATGTATTTATGTCGTATGTGATACCACATAATACACCATTCCCAATTAGCCATTGATTGATGATATAATTATGTATTTTCATCAATAAAGTATCATCAGGATGTTTCTGATACTCTAATGCCATTGCAGTAGTCCCCATAGGTCTTGGGAATCTTACTATCTTATTTCTTTTTTCTGACATACAAATTAGATTTTCTGATATCGGAACTTTCATCATAACCCATATATTCTAAATCGAACCTTATATACAGATTCAAAGATAGGTTATAGAAATATCCCTTATACTTTTTCTTACTTACTGATAAATTAAAAGCTTCACCAGAGATTAGGTCCCTGGTGAATACTAAATTACCTTTCCCAGTGATGGGGATATCAAGGCAAAGTTTATAATCCCCTACCTTAAATTTATTCCCATGCAGGTCTGTGATTTCCCTTGCCATAGTTTGCCTTTTTATGGTTCGTAAGTTTTTTGTCTTGTTTACTACGGTTATTGGTTATCCCCTTTTGCTCTTCGATTAATTTCTGAACCTTTGGGAATAATCTTTGCCTTAAAGGAACTACCTGAGTAGCGAAAAAGGCATTCCATAATTTCTGAGTTAATGGTTCTCCTATTTTAAGTTCTGAGATTGCCCAGAATTTAGTTTCGAAATTCTTAACTATTTCCCTAAATCGGTAGTAGTATATATTGCCAGTCTTTTTATCTATCCCAATTGTAGTGGTTTGGCAATAATCTAGAAATTCTTTACCTAATTCGGATATAAACTCTTCCCTTTTAAAATCATAATTCTCTTGGTCGAGCTTAAATAATTTTACGTAATCGATTGCTTCCATATAGATTTAATTTGTGATTATTAAACGAGGTATACTTTCATCTGTAATTTGAAATAAGTACCCTCTTACATCATCTTCATAATAAGAGGACCAATATGTTCTTCTAACTCTGAAATTATCAAGGATTGCCCCTTTGGGTACTCCAGTAATAAATAAGCAATGCTTAGGCATCATTGGAGTAATCTCAAATTTCCCATCCTTGAAATTACCATAGGTACCATAGTCGGGCATATTACCCGTAAATCCAGTATTCTGTAATATGTCTTGAACCAGAGTAGTTTGGGGTATTTCCTTTTGGTTACATTCTATGGTTAACTTCGATTTGCCTATATATAGGTCTTTAACTATTTCTCTAAACATTTGTATACGATTATATGGGTAATACCATTTTTCTTGAAGTAAAGGTTATTCTGTGAACGTTCCTCTAACTTCTTTAATTCTCTTCGAGATTCAGTACAAATTCTATCAGATTTCCTTAATATATCTGATACATTATCCCAGATGGGTGCCATTGGTTCTACTGGCCCTGCATAGATAACCTTATGTTTAGTTTCTATTTGGGGATACTTAGATTTATACTGATATTTGCCTTTGCAATAAAGTACGTTATACTTTTCTGGTTCGTTTCTTTTTTCGTTTTCCATTTTTGTTAGGATTAATGTAATCGGATATTTCATCAAGTTGCCCTAAAAGCAATGCCTGAATGAAAAGATTTATAGGCCTGAAAAAGAAATTCCTTACATTATCAGTATTTATATACCAATCGTAAACGATAAAGAACTTCTTAATCTTGGAGTGCTTAAGTGAATGTTGGATTAGATAGGACTTACAACATCGTTTATGTAATTCTACCAATTCTTTGTCCTGCTTAAGCATCTCTTTATCAGAGAAGATAGTGTAATCCATTTTGTATGAATTGAGATGCCCAGGTAATTATCCCGGGCACCTGGTTAATTAAAGGTTTATGCAACTTGTTCTGGTTTGAGGACTTTCTTTCTAAAGTCCTCGTATGCTTTAGCAGCAGCCTTGAATTCCTTAGAGTTTGTATCTTTGATACGAGCCATTGCAAGTTCCAATCGATGGAGTTCGTTTCGAGTTTGTTGTCTCCATTTCTTCCGAGCAAGTGTATCAACTACATCGGCAGGGTATACGTATTTAACTTCCCGATTAGAAATTACCTGTTCGATGATGGAGGGTTTTTGTTGTTCCTTAACTTCCTTGACAACCTGTTCCTTTTTTGAAGTTTTGGTTTTAGGAGAGAGTTCTACCAATTTAGCATTGGCAAACTTAGTGGCAGCTTCTTGAGCATCTTGTACCAATTCCTTTTTAGTCTTTTTGGCCTTAGGAGCAGAAGCCTTAGCAGTCTTAGAATTTTTAATTCCTTCAAGTTGTTCGGCAACCTTAGTTGCAACCAGGTTAGTAACCTTTGTTTCATTCTTTTTCATAACGTCTATATTTAAAATGTTAGTAAAATGATTAATTTCTTTTTCTGATACAAATATAAGAACTTTATTTTAAATAGAAAAATTTTACTTGAATTATTTTCTATTTGCTCGGGTTAATCGGCTAAGAAGTCGAAGATTTCTGGAGGATAGTTAATTTCATCCTCTGGGTCATTTATGTAATCTTCATAATCCTCGTTATATTTATCGTAAATGTTATCTTGTGATGTATTGGGTACCCTTGTACATCTTTCAGGATATTTCTTTACGAAGTCATAGGCTTCTTGAGTAGTCATTACCTTGTCTGAGGTAAATTCGTAGGTTACATAGGAATAAGTTTCACCCAATCTAGAAACTTCATATTGCTGGTATCCAGATTTCTCAATCTTATAGATTTGATTTTCTGGAATAGTTTCTATTTCTACCCTATACTTATACCATTGTTTCTTTTGCTCCCTTTCTTTTGGTTTAATACCCATGCTATCTTGAAGAGAGATTAACTTGGTTATTGGATTTTCAAAACGAGAAGGAGCAGTGCTCACTTCTACTTGATGAGTTCTATTCTCACCAATAAAGTAAATCACTGCCCCCATGGTTACCAGGCCCAATATGAATTTAGTTTCTGAGTTCATAACCTGTAGTTTCGAATTTATTTTTAATGTTCTTTGCAAGGTATTTACCTTTTGATTCTGCTTGGTGTAATTCATTGCAAACCTCGTAAGGTACCTTATCATATCGATATACCCTATTTCCCTTAAAAGCAACCCAAAGTTGTTGTTTCTTTGAGTCATAACCAAAGCCCTCAATATTAGAGGATTCGCAAGGAATCATTTCGACTCCAGTGTTCATTTTTACTGATTCTAAGTATTCGTTCTTTTCCATGTCTATATTAATTTTAAAAGTGTTAGTTCTGGGTGGAATTTGAGATTTGCCCTTTGAAAGATTGCCCAAGTACCAAGTACTCCCTGAGAATTAGTGTGTACCCATTCATCTTCCATTCTGAATAATATATGTGAGCATACCAGCATTTGGTATTCACTTAGCATATTTATCAGTTGAGGAGTATTCTCCATTTCTACGTATAATTTAATGTGCTCATCTAGTGCTCGAATTATTTCGTCATCCTCAATCTGAAGGAGTTTTTTGATTAAGTCTTGGGCAATATCATTCCCATTTTTAACATCCTCTTTGATTGAGTTGAGTGATTCAATCTGAATACCAGCAATGAGCTTTACGATGTCTTTTGTTTCCTTGTCCATAATTAAATTTTCTTTATGCAAATATACTAAAATTATTTTATATAAAATACTCTTTTAATAAATACGGAGGTAAGTGTTAGCGGTTCTTGATTTCTTCCATCTTTTCCTTTATGGAGTCTGGAAATATAGCATCGTTTACCCATCTTAGGAAGAATTTAGAAGGCTTCTTTTCGGGACTTAAAAGCAATTGTCTCTGTTCAGTAGAGAACTTAATCCTTTCGGATTCTAACATATACTTTGGAAGTTTAGTGAATTCTGCTTGAGAGAAGGAGATTACGTTCTTACCAACTTGGGCCCTTAATGGTTTCTTCCTTTCCTTATAGAGATATGGGATAATCTTTTTCGAGGGTCCCCCAAGAATGCTAAAACCAAAGATTACCATTGGGTCAAATTTATCTGCTTTTGGGTCCTTAGCTCGTTTGATACATCTTGCCATCCAAGAGAATGAATTTGGATATTGCTTATTGTCGGTTGCTTCTCCCACATCCTTTTTATTGAACTCAAATCCAGGAAAGTGAAATAGAAAGTCCTCAGTAAGGATAAATACAAATCCCAATCCCCTAAGATATTTAATAATATCTTGTTGGCTTTTACCCTCTTCAATCATTTTCTCTACATCTGCAAGAATGTCCTCCCTTGGTGATTCCAATTCCTTAGTTGTAGACCCTGCAGGTCTTCCTCTGCCAACATTAGGTGCCTTAGCAGGCAATGTACCAGATAACCTATCTAAGTATTCTTTGAAGTTATCAATATCTTGTTTATTAGTAAGAGTTACTTCTACTCTTATGGGACCGTTATGCTGTACCTTTGGACCTGAATTCATCTCGGTATAGGCATCTACCAACCTATCGGATAATGGGGTACCATTCTCTGATAGTGTAGTGATTCTAAGTTTTGGTTTATATACTTCTTGTTCCATTTTCGACTTAATTAGAAAATAAAAGGCCTGAACAATTTTTATATTGCCAGGCCTTCTACCATTATTAACGAATACTCAAAAATATGATAAGTAAAAGTAAAAAGTGCTCTTATTAATCTTCTTCTTTAGCGGCCTTCTTATCTTTCTTATCGGAAGCCGGTTTTTCTTTTACCTTTTCTTCCTTCTTTTTCTTAGTTTCCTTTTCCTCCTTGGGAGCCTTACCTGAAGCAAGTTTTCTTTGCTCCATACGATATTTTTTCTTCTCAGCCGAAGTCATTTCTCTTCCATCGATGAGAGGATAATCGTATTTGGTAGCTGTTTTACCACCATTTCCTTTCTTTTCCTTTTTCTCTTTGGCAGCCTTCTTCTCAGCTTTTTCCTTTTTCTCTTTTTCCTGGAGTTTTACCAATTTCTTGTTGTTCTCTTGGTCAGCTTCAGGATAGGCAGCAGCAACTTTGTCTCTTTCCTTATTGAGCTTGTTTACAAGTTCGGTAACCTTTTTACCATGTTTCTTGTCTTTGGTCCAATCCTTAGTAGGGTCCAACTTGTTCTCTTTAAGGTAAGCATCCAAAGCTTTCTTAGCCTTTGTGAGTTCCAGAGTCTTGGATTCCGATTTACTCTTCTTTTCTGTTTTCTTAGCCATTTTCATTTATATTAGGTGAATAATTGAATTTCCTATTTACATAATACCATAGTTATACCTTCCTAATTTGGGTTGGGATTTCTTTAATTTCTAGGATTTCTAAACTGCATTGTTTTAAAACTGCCTCGAGTTGAAGTATATCTTCTACCTCTTTCTGAGATAAGTCCGTAAAAGTTTGTTCAAAAGTTTCTTTCTGTTCCCCCCTTATAAAATTAAATTGGGCAACAATATAAGTCCCATGAAGTTTTTTATTCAGGGCTCCTTTAAGAGATATGAGTTTTCTTTTCAGATAATTACTCTTCAACCTATGGGATTGGTATTCTCCTTTCTTACCCTTACTAAGAGCTACCTTTTTAAGGTACGAAACATAATCTAATTCTCTGAGAGTTTGATTAATGTTTCCCACTAATAATCTTAAGTCTTTTTCCATTTGGGTCTTTGCATTACTTGGTTAGATACTTCCTGAGTTTCTTCTGATAGCATTTCTCTTGCCTCATTTATTATATTGATGGCAAGTTCCCTTTCGTCTGGTCCCAGGTTTAATTCTTTATCTTCTAGTACATCAGTATAAGTATTTATTAGATTATCCAATGCAAGTATTCGAATGTTCTTTCGAATTGCTAATTTCTCTTCTTCCATGGGTATAAAAAAATTAAAGCCCACTACCTTCGCAGGCAATGAGCTTTTGGCTGAACAACGTTCTAAGTGTGGGGTTGTTACTCTATGAAATTTAAACTATTGCAGACGATATGTAATCGCTATTTTAGGATGTGCCTAGATTAATCTTCTGATTCTTCCTCTTCTTCTTCCTTAGCCTTTTTGTTTTTCGGAGAACAAATAACGCCATGTCCTTTCTTAGACTTAACGGTAAGAGTTCCCGGAACGAATGAAACTGAAGTTGATACCGGTTTGCCATCCGTAACCAATACAGAAGTAACCACTACACCCTGATAGCCTTCCTTGTTCTTAACGGCATAACCAAAGTTCATTACCTTGGATTTGTCGTTAATGGAAATAACGTCGATTTGCTTGCTGTTAGGGCGTTGTTCAGCCGGCCGATTCTTTAGTGCCTCTTGACGAGCTTTACGTTTAGCTTCTTTTTCTGGGTCTTTTTCCTTATCCCCTTTCTTCTTGGAGTCTGATTTCTTTGTTGCCATAATTTTTAATGTTTTATAAGTTAATGGTTATTATAAGTAAACTTCTACGTTTATTAATAGTTGATAGTAAAGGTAGGGAAATTTCCCTACCTTCTTTTAAATCTTGAATACAGTTACCAGATTACTTTTTCCCTTTCTTGCCTTTACCTTTGGTTTCTTTCTTTGCCGGCAATTTGAGACCGAGTTCTTTAGCAATTGCTTTACGGAGTTTTTCGACGTCGTCTTCATCGTAATCGTCTGGGTCAGTTTCAAGGTCTTTGTCGTCGCAGACATCCTCAAGTTCTTCGAAGTCCATTTCGGCAAGTTCTTCACCGGTCAGTTCTTCCTCTTCTTCTTCCTCTTCGGAATCATCATCATCATCATCATCTTCCTCATCGTCATCATCCGATTCCTCTTCTTCTTCCTCTTCGGAATCATCATCATCGTCTGATTCTTCCTCTTCTTCTTCTTCTTCCTCGTCATCGGATTCAGAACCAAAAAGGTCTTCGGCTTCTTCGGCAGAAAGCATGATAGGAACAGGGATAATCTTTACTGAGCCGTCTTCGTACTTAATGATGATTGCACCATTGATTTCTGTTCTGGAAACTTCTTTCAGTTCCACTTCTTTTTTCTTCTTAGCCATTTTCGTAATGTTTAAGTTGGTTAATAATTTATTTATATCACTCTGTTATAAGTTTCTTTACCAGTATGGATTTCTGAGTATACCCAGATTTTACTAATTCCTCCTGAGCAATATTGAATTGTTTTATCTCATCTAGAGTTGTCTTTAATTCTAATTGAGATTCAATTGTTATTGCCTGAGAGGCAAGTTCCTTGTCACCTTGATAAGTGACTATCTTAAACTTCTTACCTGCAAATAGGTTTGCTGGTTGATGTGCTGTGATTTTAAAACCTTCGTTATTATTCATTGCTATATTTAATTTTAGTTATCCCAGGAATACCCACCTTCCCAAATACTTCGGTATGGGATTTGTATTTCCCTTTTATCATTGTTTTATAGTTATCGGATAATCGAATTGGGTAGACCCATATTTTATTTTCTATCATCCTATTTGTCATTATATAAGCATAAGACCTTCTAAGTTTAATACTCTCTAATGGAACAAACCCTTGAAATAATAGAGACTTCTTAATAAACCTTTCTTTAGGCAAATACCCTAAAAATTTAAGTGATGCCTCATCGAATATTTCAAGCATATCCCTTTGTGCTTTGATAAATAGTACCTTTTGTATTGGGATGTTCATCTTCTTTCTTAAATATAAAGCCAATGAACTTACCAATGGGGGATACTGCATGAATAACAGATTGAATTTATGTTTCTCCTCTTGACTCAGCCTGTTGTAAATCCTGTAGGATAGCAAGATTGATTTGTAATCTCTTTTGCCTTGTATACTTGGGAGATATGCCTTGCCGTTGTCCATAGAGTTTGATTGAGTACCTTTCATTGAATTCCTTTTTTCCTTTAGACTTAAAGACTCGGTGCATTTGTACCATAAATCTTCTTCGTCGGTGTTTATCTATGTGATATTCATCTGGCATTATGAACTTCCTTGCTTTTACGAATTTACCCTTAAACCAGAATTTAGTACTACCCTTTTTAAGAAGTTTACCATTCATATCGGATAATTCTCTAATGCCTTGTTTTATAAGTTTCCTCCCAGATATTATATGGATATATTTAAGAACATCTACACCATAAAGATAAACTAAGGTAACCTTTACTTGGTGTCTAGTAAAGTATGGTATACCGGTTAGATGTTTCCTATATAATTTCTTTTCAGTAACAATCTTATTGGTAGTATCTGGTCTCCAAGTCCATATATAATATCTATCTGGTCGTATGGGTCCGTTGTTACTTTCCTTTAGTTTTACCATTTATATTCCTCTTTGCCATTCTATACCAAAGATTGATAGATTTCTCATTTGCTTCGGGGAATTTCTTTTTCATTCTCCGAATAACTCTATCAAGTTCAAAACCTTTTGCAGTTAATTCAAATACATAAGATTTCTTTGTACCCTTGATAAGATTAAATTCATCCCTCTCTCTTGGTGGTTTCTTTTCTCGAGGTTTCTTTATCCCAGGAACTCGTTTGGTTCTTCTTTGCCCATTTTCCCCTTCTTCTCCGAGAAACCCAAGCCTTAATCTGGAATTTCTTAATGGGTCATCTTTCGAATACCCAATATTTTCTAATTGCTTATCCATCCAATCGTCATATTTATCAATTAACGATTTATCGGGCTTTTCTTCTGATACATTGATATAATGTAATAAGTCAAATACCCCAGCAGAACAAGCATCAGGGAAAGGCATCCCTAATATGATAGCCTTTCTCTTTAAATCCTTATAAGTCATGTTTCTCCCAGAAGCACCAAGGAAATTTGATTTCTCCTTGGATGGAACTTTCATGTCTTTTCTACTCTTTTTTGCCATATCATTAATATTTTAAAGTATTCATTTATTTTCTTTGCAAATATAAGAATAAATAATTTAATCTTATCTTATTTCTCTATTTATTTTTATAAAAATCCGAGGTTTTTGCTCGGTTCGCAGCAGTGGATTTAGGTTTTTTAGGCTTTCTCTTGATATGTGTGTTATAAGCCATATCCAATTTCTTAATATTGAATTCTATGTTGTTCACTTGATTATAGTTTACTGCTCTTTCCACACAGCAACGGTACTCTGGCCAGAATTTTTGTCCAAGCTTAACAGATTCGGTTTTAATCATAAACTTAGATACCATAAAACCAAAGGTATCAGCATCATCTTTAGTTTTGAATACATACATGTAAAATCTACTGAATTCATCTACTACTTCATCCAAAGGTCTTACTGGTAACAATAGATAACCATCGGTATATAGGTCCTCAGATATTAAAGCTACCCAATACTTTTTCTTTCCTGGTTTTACTTTATACCTAAACCTTTCCTTGAGTTTAGTGTGCATCCAATCTGGTACCCTATTAAGTAGGTATTTGATATATATCTTATCCTTCTTATTCGACCGCCTTTTAAATGCAGATGGCTGTTGTAGCATCCTTGGAAGTATTCTAAAGTTATTCCACCTATCAAATTCAAGAATTAATCTTAGAGTATCTATGTCCCATTCATCATCAGACTCCTTTAACCTCTTCATGTTTCTCTCTATATTTTTAGAGTTTACCTTTGGGAGTAATTGAGCCGAGTCTCCTGTGAATAAGCTTGCTTCTTTTCTTTTTAATCGTTTCTCTAAACATCCCTCCATATAATCTTGGAAATTCCTCTCACAGGGGCAATCTGGTCGAAAAATAGAAGTGTGTTTCTCAAAAAAATCCGAGAATAGCCTAAAGAATTTCTCTGACCGTTCCCGGATTTCAAGATACTTGTAATGAGATAACTTTAAAATTTCACCAGCTTCCCATGAAGATTTACTTTCTGATAGTTGAAGGAATAATGATTGTTGTTCTTTATCAATTAAACAACTCCAGGCTTTTTGTTGAGCTTCGTTCATAACATTAAATTCCCCTATATCTCATTATACTATCAATTGCTTCATTGGTTATCTGATTAGGGTCATATTCCCCAGAATTAGCATAAAGCTTATCTGGGTCATGATTTAAATATACACTATAGATAACGTTGTCAAAAGGTAACCATACTTCCATTCTTCCCATTTCAGGGTATATAAGAACTTTTACTCTTTTACAAAGATGGTCAACCTCTAATACTGTAGCATCTACTCCCTCATAGGGATAACCCCGTAATACTAAGTAATCTCCAGGCTTTACATTGACTAAATCATCCACTGAAAACTTCTTATTCTCTCTAGCAATACGTTTAAATCGCCTTACTTCTTTTCTACTACAAGTAGCCACTAAAGAAAAATCATCAAAGTCTTCGGCATTGTCAATCCTTACCTTTTTCTTTCTTGGGTGCATTGTCTCAGTATTACGTAACCAAGTTCTGATACCCGATATATTCCTACGTAACTTATTAAGAAATGGCCTTGAGAATGCTAATTTAGTAGGCATTCTCATAAAACCATAATTGAATAATACTGGTACTTCTTCGAATACCATCTTACCCTTTGTGGTTTTTCTTAATACGTTTACCATAGGAATAATTGCCTTGATTTGGTCATACCCCTTTTCTTTGAGTTCTTTATTGATTTTATCACAGTACTTCCTTTCAAGGTAAAATATACAATATGAGTATGGGGTATGCTTCTTCATAGGTTACCGGTTTTTAATAATTAACTTAGCTTGTTTATGTACTAACTTATAGTTTACATTCTTCAATATGTCACTAGCCATGAATACATAAAGAATCTCATCTATCTTTGGTACATCAATTACCATAATATTGGCTTTATCGAATAGGGGTTTATAGAATACTGAAGATAAATTCTTTCCAACTACAAAGAAAAATTCTTCTGAGGGCATTGAATTATATCTCATACAGAGTATAGGAACTTTATTTGCTCTTTTTGCATCCTTAGAAGCTTGTTCCCAGAATTTCAATATATCGCATCCCTTATTACCTAAGAGTAGATGTTCAAACTTAATCTCTTTATAATTCTTGCATTCGATGGATATCTTACATCTATGAGCATGCCTTTCATCAGTACAGGTTAAATCGGAAGTGGAGTCCTTGTTTGAATGCCAAGCTCCACTCCCCGCTCTATTCCTTTCAAATTTGTACCCGGTCCATTTTGTAAACCAAGCACCTATCTTTCTTTCGAATCGATTTCCTTTATTCTTAGAGTTCATAATATAATGATGTATTGTATTTTTATATACCATTATAGTAATTGGTACCTACTCAGGCCTTGAGTCTTTTCCACTTGCAAAATTTTAGTATTACCTAGAGGAAGAGAATCTAAGTGGGTTATCAAGAATAAAGTTTTTTCTTTGAATATGTAACGTATTAAGGAAGTAACTATTTCTATGTTATCTGAACTTAGTGATTCAAATACCTCATCAAGGAATGCTAAGTTAATACCCTTAGAGGCAGTTAAAGCCTCATTCATTGCAAAAGCCATTGCTACACAGACCAATTGTTTCTCGCCACCTGATAGTTCATCGTAATCTATAATCATCCCATCTCTTTCAATAAGAGTAACAAATTCTTTTCTAGCAGTACCCAAATCAATATTAAATTCAATCCTAAATCCCAATACCTCTGAATACTTATCGAGGCATTTATTTAAGAACTCAAGTGATGAATCAAATAGGTAAGCCTTAATCCCATTATTACCCAATGGGTCATTAATTAACCAGTTATAATTCTCTAACTCTAACTCTTTATTGTGAAAGTCTTCATCAACCTTCCGTAAATTCTTCCTAATCTCCTTAAGTTTTTGTTTATACTTTGGAGACATGACCTTAAGCTTTTCTTGCTTGAGCTTAGCCAGGTCTTCGTCAATAGAAGCAATATCAGAAGCAATATCATCACAGTCTGATTTTAATTTATTATACCTATCATTTACACTACTAAGTTCTTCCAACCTTTCTAAAGCCTCTTGATACTCTTTATCATATTTGTCAAGGTCAGAAAACGCTTTATATATTGATTTAGCATCACGTAACGCACGTTTGTAGTGACCGGCTTCTAACTGTATTACCAATTCTTTGATTACTTTCTTAAGGGGTACATTCGATAAATTCTTTGCATCTTTTATCTTACTCCTCAAATCAAGGATTAGTTCATTTTGTTTTTTAATCTTTATCTGAAGCGAAGCATCTACTTCATCCTTGATTTGTTTTTGTTTTTCAATTAGTAGCTTAGTTAGCTTTTCTCTATCTTTCCTTAACTCTCTTCTTTCTTCTTTGATTTTTTGCTTGAAGGATTTTTCTCTATCTCTCATATCGAAGTAAGCTTCCTTGTTAGCCTCTAATTCTTTCTTAAGCATTTGAGACTCATGCTCTACCTCATTTATTTGAGATATCAAGTTATTTTTATCTTGTAATGCAATGCCTTTAGCAAGGTTTAAGAACTCTAAGTCAAATACTTCTTCGAATATCTTTTTCTTATCCGAATTAGATTCTTGTATAAGTCTCTTTATACCCTGACCAAACATGATTGAGTTCATAAACAGAGTATATGATAAACCTATCTCTCTGTTTATAAAATCCTGTATCTTCCCCTTCCCTTTGATATCAACTATATCCCCATCTTTCATGAAGATAAGTCTGTCTTTACCTTTAGCACCATCCTCAAGTACTTCATCATACTTTTGACATCTAACTATCTTATATGTATGAGAATCTTTCTGAAAATATACTTGTACCTTAGTACCCTTGTAATCTTTAGGCCTTACTTGCTTCCAAGTATTTACCTCAGAAACACCCTTTAGGTTTTTCCCATATATTGCCCATACCAAGGCAGAGAGAATAGTTGATTTCCCTTTCCCATTTGGGGCCTTGATAAGTATGGTACAAGTTGGGTTTAATTGTAGATGTAAGGATTCTATTGAACAAAATCCTTCTGCCTCTAAGTTTAAGAACGTTAACATGACTCAGCCTTTTTAAGTGTTTCAATTAATAGATTAGTTTTAACCTCATCTTTAATACCTTTCTCTCTTAGGTATCTCTTTGCTAGAGACTTCTTAGAAAGTTGCTTAGTAATCTTATGTTTGTTATTAACTGGAGTACTAGCTTTTTGAGGGATTACCGTATAATAATTGCCATCATCATTAATATCCTCTTCCCTTTCTACATCGATGAACTTTGGGAAATTTTTCAAAGGTACAAACTTCAGAGACAAATCTTCATAGATTTTCCAATACCCCAATTCACATCCCCTATCGGTTCTCCTCTGATGGTTAGGGGCTCCAATCATATAAACCTTCTTTGATAGTCTTTGTGGTTTGTGTATATGCCCACATAATACTAAATCGAACTTATTGAGAACATTCACATTTAAGTTTTCTACGGAATCTATTTCCCTACCATCTGTATCTTTTGCACCAGGATAATCGGTGTGTAGTAAAAGAATATTCTTTTTACTTTTATCTAATTCTAACTTCTTTAAGTATTCACTTAGACCCACATTATTATCAATATAAGGAACCCCATATACCATAATATCTTTATGTGTAGAAGATAGTTGGGTTTTTTCATAATCTAATATCATGATACCATACTTCTCTACTTGATAAAGCCAGCTAAAGGGTTTAGTACCAACCTTACTTATTTTCTTAATATCATGATTTCCAGATATGGCATATATCCAAAATCCTTCGATTAGTTCGTTATAACATATCTCTGCCAATTCTTGGTCCATTGTTTCGGCCTTATGAAATAAGTCTCCACAAAATAATGCAGGACAGTTAAACCTTCTACATAATTTCCGTATAATCGACAAAACCCTGAAACTATTCAGGGTCCTGTGATTGTTCTCATTAAACTTAGCCCATAGATTTATATGTAAATCTGAAAAGGCTATTGCTATTACTTCTTTCCCCATATCCTATCTAAATGGTAATTGATTTGTTCCGTTCTCATACCTAAATCGAGCTCAGATATACAAATAGTGGGTATTTCCCAATTTGCAAGCAATTCCCCCATAAGAGATGATATCTGAACTTGGAAGAATCTGTTAAGTATTCTCTTACCATTATCTTCCATTGACCAATGCTTATAAGTATCTAGATTTAATGGTAAGAAGATTGCTACATCACATTGATCTTCCATTAAAGTCTTACATTGACAGAAAAAATGTTCCATTTCACATTCTGGTAAAGTTCTTGATTGCTTATACCAAAAATAAGCAGCCAAATCTGCATAACTCCTATCAGTTACGAAGTATTCTCTATCCTTGAATAACCTATTCCTTTTGTTCAGAAGTTGAAAATCTGCTTTATACATTGCCTCCGAACCGAGGGATAATATTTCATTATGTGATACCCCTTCAGTAGCAGGTAATAAATCTGACATACTACCAGAAATAAAAGGTAGATCTTCTCTCTTAGCTACATACTTAGCTAAAGTAGTTTTCCCTATACCAGAGGGACCCACAAACATAATTCTCTTACTCATGATGTAATGATTTAAATGGTTTTATAAATTCATTTGTCAAAAATGATGCTAAAGAGTATTCGATACAAAGTTCTTTGAATTTCTCATACTTAAACTTCTTCTTTGACTTAATTGGTAACTTATCCAATGGATTATGTCTTACAAACCAGAAAAGGTCGATTAACTGTTCATTCCTTTTCCATATTTGAAGATATTCTTTGTTCTTACTCTGGGCAATAAACTTCTCAATTCTACCCTCATCAAGGATTTTCCTTGCTTTTACTGGGCCTATACCCGGGAACCCTGGTATATCATCGGAAGTATCTCCAACCATTGCAAGGTACTCTACCGTTTCATGAGAATGATAACCGAATAATTCTTTGCAGTTATCCATTCTTATCATCTCATCTTTTCTGGGATTATATATCCTCAGGTTATTTGATAGCAACTGGTTAAAGTCTTTATCTGATGATATAAGTATCATTTTCTCGGATTGGAATTTTTTAATTGCAAGGTATGCTAAGAAGTCATCTCCTTCATATACTGTAGATTTCTTTTTATCGAAGATATAATTAATTCTTAGCATACCCAGCATTTTCATTATAATTGCCTTTTGCTTTTGCAATGATTCGTAATCTACAGATATATTTTTTCTATGTCCCTTGTAATTGGGCAATAACTTCGTCCTTACTGGTGAATGACCATTATCGAATGAAATATAAACCTCATCCGGTTCGAACCTTGTAAGATACATATGTAGAGATTTGAAAAATCCGAATATTGCCCCACTCGGTTTGCCATCGGTAGATTTAAGTTTTTCGAACTTATGAAAAGACTGATGGAGAATATTCTCTCCATCAATCAGTAATATTGTTTTCTTGCTCATCGTCCAAAATCTAATTCATAAAGTGAAACTTCTTGAATCTTTTCCTCTCCAAGATATACATCTAAATAATTCTCGGGTTGGCTATAAGCATCTAGATACCTAACCCTAGATTCCATTCTCAAATTTTTCTTAAGATACTCTTTAATTACTTTCTCTATACCTTCTACCTCTTTCTTATTCATCGTCTTCCTCCTCCTCTTCTGAATCTGAATAGTTTTCATATTCTACACCATCGACTGGGAATAGATTTGTTTCTATTTTCTCCAGTTGCTTTTTAGTAGTACCTATGGTATTTACTCCGGCTTTCCGTAAAAGTTTTCTACGAAGTTCATCGTCTTCTTCCAAAAGCTTTTGGAATTTCTCTTCCCCTCTTGCAAGAGTTTTACCTTTCAATTTATACCCACCAGTAGTTTTTTCGATTACATCGGTATCTACCAATACATCTTCCAAAGCATAGCATCTGTCAAACCCGACTTCGTGGAATTTAGGATTGAAATATACAGGGCATTTGCTGATTGTAGGTCGAGGAGGCGCAACTTTATTTTTAATAAGTCTGATAGTGACAAGTTTCCCAGCTTTCCTTTCTTTCCCATTTTGTTTAATGGTAACAGACCTTCCTGAATAGAAAGCAGCTCTGATTGAAGCGTAGAACTTAAGTGCTGCACCTCCTGTAGTTGTTGTATTATCTTTTCCAAATCCGACATTCAAAGCAGTTCTTAATTGGTTAATATATATCTGAGATACTCCCAGTTTGTAGAATAATTCACTTCTGATACGGAAGTATTTATAAAGAGCCTTTGCTCTACCTCCCATCTCTGCCTTACCATCAACCATCTTAGCATCTATATTATCAGTACAGTCAGTAGCTGCAATGGAATCGATTACTAAGAGTATCGGTTCATTGTGAGTTAATTGAGAACGTAAATAAATTGCTAAGTCTGCTACTACGTCTGCAATATACTCAATACGGGTATCATTAACAATGGTTACTCTTGCAGGGTCTACTCCATTAATTTCAGCCCATGAATTCATCCAGGATTGTTCAGCATCTACCCATATCACATGACCTCCAAGTTGTTGAGTAGCATAAGCAAAGTTATAAGCCACCAAAGATTTACCAGAGGATTCTTCTCCAGCAATCTCTACGATTTTACCATAAGGAATACCCTTACCAAATAAGTAGTTCAGAGCAAAGAAAGTAGATGGTATATATAAATCGGTATCAGTAACTTCTGAAGCTAATTTAATCATACTTCCATATTTCTTTGCCATCTCATTTGCTGTTGGTACTTTTAAACCAACCTTAGATTTCTTTGCCATAATGTAATGTCTTTAAACTAAAGAAGGTGATAACAGAACGAATCTAATTACCACCTTCGAATGAAACCATATTACTAACCCTTAAATATCCGATTTGTATTTTCTTTTCTTTTTCTTGGGTTCATCATCTTCCATATAATGGTCTTTGTGAACTCCCTTTTTCTTTTTCTTCTTGGATTTATCATCATCATCGTCATCCCCATGGTCTTCATTTAGATACTGTGAAAGTAAATCTTCCAACTCATCATAGGATTTGATTTGAGAACGAACTATTCCCTCAAGGTCAATTGTACCTTGGTATTTCTTATCCAACTTGGTTGGTTTGCAAGCACGGGCAGAATAGGTAGTGTCTAGTTTACCAGACCCAGAACGAATTACCTTAATATCGTAACCAGTTTTTGGGTCGGTCATATCACCTGCCTCATCTTCATCAAGGTAAAGGTCAATGATATCCTGGTATACTGAGCGAGGAACTAAAACTCCCTTATCTTTGCCTTCGTAATCTACCTTACTACCCTTTTCATCTGAGTAAATGATACCACCGATAACATATCTTCTTCTTGGTACCAGGTTCTTGGCAAGTTTCTTGTCATCTTCATCCTTGGAGTTTTTCAATTCTTGGTATTTCTCCATGAATGGGCAAGGTTCATCAAAAGTAGCCGGAGATATAACTCCTCCCAAATTGCCCCCCAGATAGAATTGAATAATTTCGATACCCAATTCTTGGTCATCACCTGGAGATTTAATTCTCATTCTCAGGGTTCCTTCTTTTGGATATACCAACCCACTTCCATTTCCCTTAGATTCTAGCTGTTTCTTTCTAGCTAGCATCTTTTCTTTTGTAGAAAGACCCTCTGATGAAACTTTCTTTTTCTTCTTGTCTTTTATCATAATTATTAGTTTTAATTATTCGGTTCTGAGTAAACTACTTCGTTCATACTCAATACGGTAAGAACGTTTTTCTCTAAAAGCTGTTTGAGAGCAGGGGATAGTTTGTCCGTTTCGAATTCAAGTTCTTTACCTGCATACAAACCATAGGTAACTATTCTACCTACAGCAACCAATTCTCGGTAGGTTTTGTATTCTTCAGTAATTTCCCCACTCTTTACTACAACCCCTTTACGAGGAACTCCCTCTTTTACTTGTTCAGGGATAATCAAACCAGATTTAGTTTGGTTTACCTCCTTGGGAGATAAAATAAGTACCCGGTTTTCTGTTGGGCATCCGGGTAATTCTTGATTAAATTTCTCAGCTACAAGAGATGAGATAAATGTCATTAAATAATTCATATTCTAATACTGTTTTTAAAAGTTAGTAATTGTTTATAGTTCAATGGGTTAACCCTTTCTTAGATTCGCATTAATAGTTCTTAGTATATTCTCCCGACTCTCATAGGCTTTACATATAGTTATGAACTTATTTGCTTTTTCTACAGCTTTCAAATACCTTTCATTGATAGAAGAGTATTTCTTGTTAAGGTTTGCCTTATGAGATACGTATTCATTATTCCATCTCTCATTAGCATCCTTATAATATAACCAGGCATTCGAATAAGCTTCTTCTTTTTCCCTTGCTAGAGCATCTCTTTCTTTTATATACTTATCTCTCAGGGAAGCAAGTACATAATAACTAGAAGGAGATTCTCGTAGCTGAGAATTAATGATATTCTCATTGATAGATAATTCTTTTTGAATATCAATCTCAATAAGTTTACCTTCAAATTTAACCTTTAGTTTTTTCAGTTCCGTCTTCATAAACTTCTAATAGGTTTTTAAAGTCTTCTTTACTAAATTCCCCCTTACTTATTGCTTTAGTTACTTGAGCAAAAGCCATTTGATAAGAGAGTTTCATACCCGGCAAATTAAGAAGAGATTTATAGATGCTTATCTTATCTACCAAAGCCATTAATCTTAAGTCGCATAAGTTATCAGTACCACCTCTATCTAGTAATGCTAAAAATGCAGCCCAATAAATATGGGTGGCATCTTCATAAGCAAGTTTACCATCCTCATCTGTAGCCATTACTTTAAAAGCTAATCCCTCTAAAGTAGTAAGATTAGTTTGTACTTGAGATAACTGAGTCTTTAATCGGTTAAGTAACATTTTTTCTTGTCCACTCAACCTTAGATTAACTACATCTAAGTACTTAAGTAAGTTTTCGATAGAATAACCTAAACACCCTGCAACCATATAAGTAAGGGCAGTTAACTTACTTGCATTATCAATCTCTTTCTGTGTTGCCATAATTCCATAAATTTATATTATTTATGTAAACATAGTATCTTCTCTTTTCACTCCTGTAATGGTAGATACTGAATCTGAATACTTTATATTAGTTTTACAATTAGGACATTGTACTATCCTAAAATAATCTCCAGATTTATTATAAACCCCAAAAGTTTCACTGGTATCATATTCAAATTCGCAATCACATACTGGGCATTTAGCCCTCCATACTGTGGGTCCGTTCAAAATCTTTTTCATAACGTTTTCTTTTCTTAATATATTTATATACTAACATTGGTGATATCCCATACTTCCTAGCAAGTTTTGCTTTTATCATACCAGTATCATACTCATAAAGTAATTGAAGTATATCGGGTCTACTTAACTTTGTATCTGAAAATTTAAACCTACCATCTCTAATACATTGTTGAGTATTTTCCTTAGCAGTACCCCAATATAAGTTCTTATAATGATTATGAGTTCTTATATTATCCTTATGACATACATACTTATGATTATTTGGGTTTGGTACATATACTAATGCTACTAATTGATGAATGTTATAAGTATACCTATATCCATTCGTATCCCTAATAGAAACTATAACGTATCCGTTATTTTTAATTCGATTAAGGGATAATTTTACCCAACCTTTACCCTTATAATTAGAATATACCTTACCATTCTTGGTAACATGGTAATTAGGGCAACCAATGCAATCTAAGTTTCCCTTTAAAATCTTCCTCATACTGCTTTATCTCTTTACTAAACAATTTAGGATAATCCTTAATGATTACATTCTTATACTTCTTATGTTCTTCCATATACTCCTCTACTGAGAAATCTGGTTGAAGCATCTTTCTATAATCATACCCAGGAATAAAAGGTAATTCTTCTGCCATTGACCTACCAATAGTAAAGTCCATTGACATATCTACATCATCCACTTGAAAACCAAAATATTTCTTAGTACTGGGGTTTCTCAATATATCCCATATTTTAAAAACAGTCCAAGTATTAATATATTCAGGCTTTGAGTAAAAATAGGCTGCATCATGAACAGTTGCTACTTCAAGCATACGGGGTAATTTACCTTGTCGCATTAACCAATAAACAAGAATAGCTCCGAAGTTGGTCATATTTGCTGCAGCACCTTGACATGGGAAATTGAGTCCCAAACGAATAGCATAAGCAACTTCTTGTTTGTCGTTTGAGTATATCTGGGGTAATCTTCTCTTAGTACCAAATAACTGGGTATAATACCCATGCTTACGAAGAAATTTCTCTTGCTTCTCTTTGAACTTAAGTATCTTTGGGTGTTTCTCAAAGAACTCCGCCATTTCTTTATGGGCTTCTTCTTTAGTAACTATAATACCAGCTTTTGGGTCGGATAATTTTACTGCAAGTAAAGCTTCTCCAATACCATAAATCAAACCGAATGCAATTTGCTTAGCTTGTTTTCTTCTAGTCTTCCATAATTTATGGTCAGGATGATTTTCATCTTCGTATATTTTAGAGGCTTCCTCAATTGATACTCCATATTTTGCTGCTGCTATACCCAAGTGAGGGTCAGCCCCCTTTGCAAAAGCATCAAGATATGTTTCATCACCAGATAGATGAGCCATCATTCTTAACTCTGCCTGTGAGTAGTCAAATGCCATATATAAATATCCCGGAGGAGCAACTAATTGTTTCTTGATATTGGGGTCTACCGATGTCTTTGGTATCTGCTGCATATTTGGGTCTGCAGAACTAAACCGATTAGAGTCTGTACCATGTATATTATACCTACCGTGTAATCTAGAATCATCTTGTACCTTTTCCCACCATCCATAAATATAGGTCTTATACATTTTCTCTAACCCTCGTAATTCAAGAAGCTTATCAAGGAATATTGCCTTTGGTGAATCTGGCTTTTTAATCGTTAACCTAAGGTTAGTAAGAGTTTCTTCATCAGTACTTGGTTTACCAGATTCATTATCCTTAATCACATCAAAATGAAAGCCATCTTCTGAATACATCAATGCAGGTAAATCAACTGGGCTACCCAAATTAATGGGCCTTATTAATTCTTGTTCCTTTTTAGTTGTGAATATACCTGCTTTGATATTTGAGATTTTCTGTTCCCTTGATGCAATCTTCCGTTTATCTTTTGGGTCATTATAATCTAACTCTTCAAGTTCGTCTTCAATAGACTGAATATATTTATCAATCTTTTCTTGGTTATACTTCTTTTCGAATTTCTTTACTCTTGGCAAAGCGTATATTACGTCTCTAGCAGCATCTATTTTTGGTTTATATTCTTCCAAAAGCTTTTTATTGAACTCAGTATCTAGATATAAACCCTCCTTTTCTACCGATGTTAGTACTCGTGAATTACACATGAATAAATTACGGAATACCGAATACATACCTAAATCCACCAACTTCTTCTCAAAGAATATCATTAACCTAAGAGTATAATCTGTATCTTGACACCCATAATGGCAAAGTGGGTCTAATTCTTTTTTATCCCAAGGTATTTTATCAAAAGCATCTTGTTTCTCATAATTACCATGCTCAGGCAAATACCTTCTTACCATTGATTTTAGGTCATGGGGTTTTTCCTCATTAAGAACATATTTTGCAAGCATACCATCTAAACAAGTACCCCTATAGAATATTTTATACTTTTGGTTTATCTGGTCATCAAACTTCCAGTTCCATGCAACCTTTACAATGTCATAATTCTCGATTACCTCTTCCCCAAATTTCTTTAGCATCTTTTTCCAATTCCAACCCGGTGAAGTATAATCTTTTGTTTCGAAATGGTCTAAAGGAATGGAAGCACCAAACCCTGGCATCCAGGATACTGAGAGTATAGTTGGCTTAAAACCCTTATTATATATTGGTTCTGCATTTGTTTCGTAGTCACAGCAAGCATAACCTGTAGCTTTACAACAATCAATAAGTTTCTTAAGCTCTCTCTTGTTTTTTATTATTGTATACCGTGTCTCCATATTTTAAAATAGAAAAAGGGACATACCCACCAGTAGTAGATACATCCCTCATTATTAGTATTTCTCTTGTAAGTCTTCCAGATTAGATGCTAATGATGTCCAATCTTTCTTATAAGCATGAAGAGAATCGATTGTGTGATACAGATAACCCGGTTTTACTCCTACCTCTTTAGCTACATATTGCATGAGTCTCCATGCAAGATATACATCATTACCGAAATGTTGTACAAAGTCCGAACTTCTTTGATGATAGCAAATATGTAATACCTTCTCTCCTTTACCATTCTGACGGATAAGGAAATCATAATACATTGAGCAAGGTATACGTTTACTTCCATCAAGGAATCTTAAATCTGTACCATGGAATATAGGGAGTACTGCTTTACGAGTATCATTATCCCTCTTAAGAAGTTCAATAACTGATTGCATTGCTGAATCACAGTTAAAAGAAGTACTACCATAAATGTCTAACGAGTTCCAAATACGCTCTGGGTAGGTGTAATCAAACTTACCATTCACCAAAAACTGTTCCCATAAATCTTTTCTCAATTCCCAAGCTTTACCTGGATTTAAATCATACCAACCAATTCTTTCTTTAAACTCGGCATCTGCCCATTCCTTTGAATGAGAGAATATGAATAACCATACTGGGTCTCCAAGTGAAGTTAAACAATATTGTTGGCAAATGAGTTCTTTTGTAATAAAATCCTCATTACCTTCAATCACTTTATTTTGATAGGTCTTTGGTTTTACAGTTTGACCATAACTGTTGAGTTCTCTGCCCATTTCAGACATTAACTCAAAACTGTTAGAATATATCCTCATATTATATAAATATTTAATTATATGACATTGTAGAATTAACCCAGGTCATATGCCAGTAGCGAAATACAAAATTATCAAAATCCTCTACCTCTTTCATTAACAAGGGTATATCTGGTTCTGCACCGTTCTTTTTAATCTCTAAAACTTGGTAATAGAATTTGTTTACTAATCCTATCCGCTTCTGATTTAAAAATTCCCTAACTTCCATTGTTGTTCTTTTGTTTTAAAAGTTTCTTCTTATAGGCTTTACGTTGAGAGTAAGAAATTACATTCTCGGGATATTCTATATCCTCATATTCAAGAAGTAATTCTTTTGCTTTCATTGATTTATATGTTTCCTCATATAAATCTGGTCTGAGTACTTTAAAACTTCTAAAGAATACCTTGAATGAAGAGAATTCCTTCTCTGTACCCTTTTGGAATTTCTTCCATATCTCTTTTATTCTCTTATTCCAAGCATTCTCTTCTGCCCCCTTAAGTACCTTCTTCAATGGCTTATGGGTATGATACATTAGAAGTGTCTCCACATTTCCGTACATTTGAGTCGCGAATAGGTTGATTTGTACTGACTGATCCGGACCATATACGTACTCTGACATTCGTTGAATTAATAGGAAATCGAATATTAACCTCTTGGTAATCTCCGAAGCCCGAACTACCATTGTAATAACTGGGATGTCCTCCCCGAATCGTTTTGAAAAAGTCGCAGCTATTAGACATTGTTTACCATTATCATGATGATTATTGAACATATAAGTTATATTGTAATTCTGATTGTACTTATTTCTCAGTACTCTCAGTTTACTACGCAACAAGTCAAGCTTATTAAAATCTATGTAATTGTTCAATAAGCTAGTCCACTTAGTTTCTTTATAATTGAAACATCTCCCATAATCAAATTCTGGGTCTACCCAGGCATTGCGTATCTTTATAAATACGTTATACACTACTGCTACCCCACTATTGGCAATAGCCCCCTTTGCAAATAAAGCAGGCTCTAATCTTAGGAATCCCTCATTGAGTTTTTCCCATGCTTCTTGTGAGGTAGCAAATTCTAACGAATGGAGGGACTCCTCCGGATTAAGTTGAAGTCCCTCTAATTTATGGTTCCATCCTGACATGTTAATAATTAGTTTGTTGCCTCCATCTATTGAGACGTTGTTTTTTAAAGAATAAACTGAATAACCCTTGGTCTGTGAACCCATTCAATGCAAGGAATCCCATATATAGGTAGAAAGCTTTTACCAGTGATTCCTGGAAGTCTATCTCTTTAGTCATTACTTGGGTTTGTTTCCAAGGTCTAGACTTAAGGAAATTCCTTGCCTTGTTCAATTCATATATCACTTCCCATAAGTATAACTTCTCTGCCTCATGTGATAACTCATTCATCTTATGAAAACCAGGAATGTAAGAGATGATTTGTTCCCATTTACCATCTTCATCAAAAAAATCCTCTTCACAAATAATATCGAATTTCAATAAATTCTGGTAGTCGGAATATTTTACCACTAACTCTTTAACACCCATAGCCATCACATCAAATAAGTTCTTTGCCTTATTATAGCTAAGAATATCTTCAGGAAGTATATTTGAATATACTAGAAGAGTAAAGAAAAAGCCTAAAGCATCTGCTTGTTCTTCATTTGCATTAGCAAGAGAATTCAATATCAATTGACATTCATTTTCATTGAACATCTCGATATTCCAACCATTCTTCTGACATAATTCAAATACTTCTTCGGTAGATTCAAAACCCTCGGTAAGTTCTTCAATTACCCTACCTATAAAGTCCTTGAGTATTACCTGGTTCTTTGCATTATTGATATCAAATGGGTAATCAGGTAACTGTTCTATTTGCCTATATCCCTGCAATTGTTCTAACCCCAATTCATACATCTTTAATAGTACCCCATTAGTTTCTACTTTAGGTACTGGTTCACTTATATTTCTTATGTCCAAAATGTTAACTTTTATAATGTTTACCATTAAGATAATTACCAACAGTAGCATTACTAACCTTCAACCTTTTAGCTATGTACTTGTTAGTATTACCTTTTAATTTCAATCTCTCTAATCTTCGAATACTACGTACTGTTAATGAAGTATGAGGAGCAAATAGACCTCTTCTACTTACTCCATACATAGGATTATTTATACCTTTTAATTTCAACCTACCCTTATTAATGGCATCATATACATTATCTTTTTGAGTACCCCATTTAAGGTTCTCTAAACGATTATTCAAAGGGTTGTCATCTAAGTGCATTACTACTGGTAAATTATTCGGATTAGGTATATAGGCTTCTGCTACTAATCTATGTATTTTTACATTCTTAGATACCTTATTATTTCTAAGTTTAGTACGTTCGTATCCTTTATGGAAGAAAGTCTTTACGGGATGTCCCTTATTATAAAGCTTACCCTCCCGAGTAATATGATATCCTGGGAATCCTAATATATTATCTTCCACTATCTTATGTTTTGAGATGAACCAAATCCTTTATCTCCTCTGCTTCCCCACATTTGTGATTCAGTATAAAACTCCTCTTGCTGAATCTCCTCTGGCTCGGTAATATAAATGGGTACATGAATAAATTGTACCAGCTTTTGACCAGCCTCGATAACCTGAATTTCTTGAGAAGTGTTATATATCCCAATATGTATCTCTCCAACATAAGGGGAATCCACTATCTCGGCAGTAAAGATTAACCCTTTCTTAGTAGCTATACCAGATTTGTTTGCTGCCATTAACATAGATGCAGGAGGTTCTAGCAAACCTTTGATACCCGATGGGATAAGTATCCTATGCCCAGGTTGTAAAGCTATATGCCTTACGAAATGTACGAAATGTTCACTAAAGGGGATATCCAAATCATACCCTCCTGAATCTAATTCATTCTTAGAATGGATATCCTCTGAAGTCAGGTTGGTTGGTACATAAAAATCTAACCCAGCATCATTTGGGTTTGCTCTGTTGGGAGATATTACCTCCCTTACTTTGATAAATCTAAATCTGTTCATAATATATTACATTTACGTAAAAGTTGTCCAAAGGTTAATTTCTCGGGTCTAGAAACATGTACTCCCAATGAATTACACATTCTGATTACATCGGTAGAACCTTCCATACAAATGTTAGCAAGTACATCTTCTTGCTTTACAAAATAGTTTGGGTTGTTAAGGTATACCTTGAACATAGCCCATATCATCTCTATTGGTTTCATTATTTAGTACACTCTTTATAAAGTTCTCTAATACGTTTTCTAGGTACTTCAAATTTCTCAACGGTTTTGGTAATAACCTCTTTTCTGTCTTTCCCTTTCCGAATCAAGCCTCGGATGTATTTCTTGATACCAACCGTGTCTTCTAATACATCCAAATCTTTGTATTGATTCTTCTGTTCTAATTCTTTCCTTGTAATGTTCAAGTTCTGGGACATCTTGAACGCACATAGTTCTGAGTCTCCGCATAATTTACATTCTTTAGTGGATAAATCATACCCAATACCAAAGCATGGATCTCCGTTAGTACCCAATTGACTAACATCTATTGGTGTAAGTACATCATGTTTTGATAAATCAGGGAGTTGTTTCTTTTTCTTTGCCATTTCATTTTTCTTTATAAATGTATATGTTAGTAATATCATCTAGGGTTACATATGAATAACCAATGTTATTAATAAATAGTTCCCTGAGTTTAGATAATTCTGGGCAAGATTCTGGGTCAGTAGTATCTTGTTGTAATTTGATCTCTAATCCAGATCCCCAATATAAACTAAATGAATGGGTATAAACATCCGAGGTATATCTCCAGTGTTTAATAGGGGTTACCCATGCCAAATCCCTGCAATTGAATACATGTTTGGGATTACTGGCAGGTGGGTTCATCCAATTTAATATTCGGTCTATCAGTTTCATTATAAAATTTTTTATTGTTATTTGGTTTCCTTAATAATATCCAGCAGTAGATACCTGATGCGGATATTTGTATTATTCTATATCCTTCCGATTGTAATTGTATTAATCGTTCATCAGTATCTTCCCTGATACATATAATTTTATCTTTATTCATAATGCCCGTATGCTTATTAGGATGTAATTATTTCCTCCTACGGAGAAAAGTAATTACTCATAGTACTTCTAGTTAACTCTGAATAAGGCTATGGTTAGGATGTTTCTTCCATAGTTTGTCTAATAAGATTACTTTCAATTCTTGTCTCTGATAATATTGCTTCCTATGTTTTCCATGCCTATCTAAATAATTACCAGGATAGTGAAGGTCATCAAGGTACACTTTCTTTTTCGATTTATCGGTTCTTACCAAACGACCAAGGAACTGAATAGATTTTTCTTGACTATCCATACTTGCTGCGTTAAGCAAATACCTTAGCTTAGGAAAGTTTTTGCCCCGAGCAATGATTGTAGTTGATACCAAGATATCAATTTTGCCGTCCCTAAAATCTTTCATTATTTGTTGTCTTAATTTAGATTTGGTATTAACATGCACATAGGCAATATTATAGGCATCGCCCAGTTTCTTTTTAAAGAATTTATATAGATTTTCACAATGTGCAATATGCTTGCAAACTACGAGAGCAGGATATCTGCCTTGATTAATATTCCATCGTAATCTGGAATATGCCATTAACCAAGCAGTATAACTGTTAGTAATAGAATCATCATATATCTCCTTATAGGATATACAATCAGATTCCCAATTACCATACCAAGGTTTACCGGGTACCATCTTTACGATAGTTTTAGTTGAGTAACCCTTCTTGATGGAATCCTTAAGTTTAAACTCAGCAATCACTTTACCAAAGAAACATTCTAGGTTCATGTTCTTGATCTTATCCTTAGCAAGTTTACTCATATAAATGGTACCAGATAACCCTATACGAATTCTGGTATTAAACAGTCGGGTGATTACATTCTGATATTGCTTACTACCTCCCTGGTCAGCCTCATCCACAAGTACCATATCTATTTGAGATAATTCCTTTTGATAGAACCTCATATTCCTTGAGATGGATTGAACCATACCTATAGTAAAGTTACTCCAGTTTAAAACCTTGCCTTGAACAAAAGTGATATCTTCTCCCGGAAGATATTGCTTAAATTCTTCTCTAGCTTGATTTAACCAATCTGAGTCATTAGTTATTAGCAAAGTCTTTAACTGCTTCTTATAGGTTAAATATAAAGACGACATGATAAGAGTTTTACCGGCATTAACCGTGTAATCTAATACACCAATATGGAAAGGTGTATCACCTACTCGATTATTAATCACAGACTTAACTGCTTTCTCTTGCTCTGGTCTTAATTTATATTTACCTATATTCGTAACTACTTTACTGACTTTAGGTAAGGGTTGTCTCATATCTACAACTTTAGGTTTAATCCCCATTTCAATACACATATCGTATACCTTAGGAAGTAAACCTATTTTAAATTGCCCAGTCTTGGTAATGTAGTGAATTTTACCATCCCAATTCTGCATACCTCTTTGCCTTGTACGTAAGTAGAAAGCATTTGGATGTCGAATGGCAAACTCATTATAAAGTTTCTGTGCGAACTTAAGAGGTAAGTCAAGTTCGCACATATTTCCATTCTGAATAATTAGCTTACTCATTTGATAATTACAGTTACACCCTTAGTAGCTTTATCCATGCCCATTGCTTCCTTGAGAAGTTTCATATGATGCTCCTCATCCGCAATCAATTTCTCAAGGAAATAATTCACGTCATTATAATCAGAACGTTCCTCGTATTGAGTAATTGCCCTTTGAATCATTTTATAATGACCAATAGTTTCTATTTCAGAATTCAAAGCAATCTTTAAAGCTTGTTCCCAAGTAGAACCAATCTCAATTGTAGGATTAATATTCATGGTAGAGTAATCCTCGTATGGGTCTGCCCTTTGTAAGAAATCAGATATCTTGTCAAGATGCCTCATCTCTACCAAACCAATACCCAACATCAATTCTGATATTTCTTCAAATCTAGAAGACTGTTGGGTATACATAATGATGGCACTTAGTTCTGAGAACTTGGCATTCTTCCAAATCACATAGAACATATTAATTATCTCATCAGGCCATGGTTCGATATCCTTAAAATCTGGATAATCCACGGATTGGTCTGAATACTTGAGGACATCTATAAAAGCATTAGCTGCATCCTCTACTCTGTTTCCGAAAAATTGTAAACCTTTCATATCATTTTCTTATTTTATCCCAAAGGGAACCTTCAACTTCTGGTTCACCTTCAAGTAGTTGTTTATTCTTATATTTATATAAATACTTATTGTATCTTTCAATTGATTTATCCGTATACATTTGTGCAATATCTGGTAACCCATTGCACCATGCAAGAGATTCAAACTGAGCATCGATGAAGGTCTTATAATCCCAACCTTCTTCTTTTAAGAAGTCACCAACCTTTGCAAAGTGTACATACTTCTCTGGTTGATTTTCATAAGATTCATATATACCAGTTGCCTTAGCAATCTTACCTATAAAGTAATCATGTATCTCTTTGGTAAGTTTTAAATCTGAATTTTGTAACTCTATCTCAGCATCTACTCGATTAGTGATGTTTTCTTGCATAGATAATAACCTTTGCATAACATTACGATAATCAGTCATCCTTTTTAGTCCAGTCTCTATATACTTGATAAAACCTTCTCTGGTATCAAGTTTAAAATCCTCACAAAAGGTATTACATATCTCTGCAAGCTTTTTACAATTTGCCCATTCTCGGGAATTACTTTCGTTTATTTTCCGAACTCCTCTATGCTTTAATTTTATACGAGTTGCATATAAAATATCAGCAACGAGGGCAGCGTCCCCTTTAGATGCTAGTAATATGTTATTAACTCGCTTAGTATTCTTATTGTTAGAAACTAAGACTGCTCTATGATTTATTGCCTCCTTTCGAGCAATAACAAAAAAAGCCTCAACTGGGAAATTATCTACCTCTAGTGTATTTAATATTTCCTCAAATTTAGACTTAGTTATATGGATAGATGGTTCACGCATAAATATATTATTTTATAATATAATAGGAACTCCTTACTCCAAAGAGTTTCTGATTTGAATCAGTTCTTGATAACTTTGGTACCTTGTTTGATATACTAGCTTAAGTGTTTGTTTCTTCCCCAAATCATTTACATCAAAACCCTCTGGAAGAAATACTACCTTGACTTTTTTATAAGCTACTAATTTAAGTGCGAGATTAACAGCATAAGACCTGGCATCGGGGTCTAAAAGGATAATATATCTTTGGCATTGGGATTTAAGTAGTTCATTGACTTGGTACTGACTAATAGCTTTGCCCATTGTGGCAATTGCTCTATCCCCAATTGTGAGAGCATTAAGTGCTCCTTCGCAAATGAATACCGACCGATACATCTCCAATGCGTCATGATTAAAGATGATAAACTGTTTTCCCAAACCGGTGATGTCTTTGTCTGGGTTATTATACCTGGGTCCTTTTCCGATAACATTTCGAGCATTGTAATACCTAAGTTGTCCTCGATAATAAAACGGGATGATAAGGTACCCATATGTCGTACCCATTGTTCCATATCCGATACCACATCTTGAAAACTTCTCGAGGTTAAAGCCGCGTTTCTTGATATATCCACGAATGCTTTTTGCAAGTTGGCTGTCTCCGAGCGAAATATTTCTAAATCCATCTGGGAGATATACTGGCTTACTTTCGGCAAGTTCGATTTTCTCTTCCTTAAACTGTAGTTCATCAAATTGTCCATTGTTCAAAAAATTAATTAGTTCATGGTACTCAGTAAATCCTTCTATGTCCATTATTAGTTGAGCAGGAGAAGGATGGGCATTACATCTAAAACAATTGGTTCTATACATAGAAAGGTTAACTCCCAACTTCTGTTCTCTCCCGCAATATGGGCAAGTGGGAATGCGTAACCATCCGTGCTTATAATCGAATGCTCCCAATCGTTTAATAAAGTATGTCCTTAGTCTAGATTTAAACTGGTTTGTTATTTTCATATCTTTTCTTCCCGCATATATTACAACAATATTCCGTATAATGTTTCTCATAATACTGGGCTTTTCTTCTCCCACCTTTCTTAGAAAAGATTGCCTTACGAGGCCTCTGTTTATATCGGGTCCAGTGAACAGCTACCCATTCATGATAACCCAACTTACATCTAAATGTCTCCAGTAGTTCTTTCCCTTTTCTTAGAATCCGCATCCGGGTTAGTATTCTTTTTAAATTGTTCATCCAACTTACTACCATATACTTCATCATATTGTTTACGTTGTTCCCTTGTAAATTCCGTACATCTTTGCCTTTCGACATCGCATTTGAATAATGCTCTACCGGAAGGAAGACCATCCCTTTGTACTACTATCTCAGCTCGAAGAATATTATCTTTTTCTTCTTGCTCAGTAGAGTTAAGACCCATGATAACTTGGGCATTACGAACAATTGCAATTGAACCAGAGATATCATTTTCGTCATATCGAGTAAGCCTATGCTTTTTACCTTCACGGGTAATGTGATGAGCAGTCCATATAATGTCTAAATGTAATTCTTCTGCCAAGTTCTGAAGGTCTACATATACATTAGATATTCTTTCAAAATCTTCTCTATCACCAGCTATTGATGCAAGCTTACCAGCGTAGTCAACCATAAGAACTTTAATATCGATCCCTTGATTACGGGATTGAATTATCTTTTCCCTTATATAGGTGGTATTAGTAATCATTGCTGGTACACGCTCAACTACTAATTCAACCCCAAACCTTGCAAGTTTCCTTAAGTGCTTTGCCTCAAGTTTATCATATTCACCAGAATATAATTCCTTCTTAGTTTTATTAATACTGGATTGAATGAAACGGTCCATGATTTGTTCTTGACCATTTTCTGTATCAATATATAATACTGATTTCTTCATTCTGAGATAACCTCTTGCAAGGTTTACCATGAAAAATGTTTTCTTTGCTTTGGGTTTATCCAATATCACATTAACCGAATGCTCTGGATAACCTCCTGCATTAGTTAGTTCATTCAACTGCCTAAATGGGCAAGGTATAACTGAGGGCTCTGATTGCCTTCTAAATTGTCTCTCGGTAATATCCCGAATCATGTATAAGGGTTCATCCTCTTTCTTAGGTTTACTTTCCTGAAGTACCTTTTCAATTTTCCTTGAGTATTCTTCATATTGTTCGAAGTTATCCAAATCGAAGGAATCATTTAAGTTCTTCATCTCAACATAAGTAGAGAACTGATATATCTTTTCTTTTATGTAATCAGAATCCGATAGGGGTATATGATAGAGATTACTTATTAGTTTATTGATATTGGGTATATCGTCTTTAGTTACCAAATCCACATAGGTTTTAGATTCTAGTAACTCTTTTAATACTTCCTTTAAGATATTCTCGGAGGGCATTCTGCCTTGCTTCTTAAAATATTTTGATATACCCTCGAAGATAAGGGAGTGTTCTATGAGAACCAGGTAATTGGATTTAATCCTTTTGAGTACTAATCCTCCTTCCTTATCTTTTAAAACAAACCTGAGTATCTCGAACTGAAACTCAGGAGAAAAACTGAACTTGATGTTGTCTTTAAATTTCTTCATATCTATATTGCAATATTATATAAACTAATAGATTTTGATAGTACCGAGATAGTTCTAAGTATGTTGACATCTATCTAGAAACTACTAATCCACTACCTTAAGCTCCCGAATATTTAATATTATTATTTTATATAAGAAAAAATACTTATATTTGCATAACGAATATTTAAAAACATGGGAAAAAGTAAAGGAAATAACGGTTCAGAGCTTCATCGATTAAAACCTATGCAAGAATATGATGAAGCTACTTTCAACAGACTTTATAAAGTCTGTAAACCAGTAATTAGAAACCTTACCAGACAGATTGATTATAAACGGTTTAATCTTACACCGGATATTATCCAATCTTATTTCTGGGATAAGATGTTATTTGTTTTCAACAAATACTATGGTAAATGTACTGAAGAACATCTTAAAGCAAGAATCCTTGCATCACTTAGTACATTCAAAAATAAATTGCTTCGTTCTGCATACGGAGAACAGGCAGAGTATAATCAAAGCCTCTTTAAACTCGATGACTTATTCGATAATGATAAAGAATTAGAGGATGATACCGAAGAAGAGAAAGCTAAATCAGAAATGCTTGATATGATGTATACTTATATGAAGGATAAGCTTTCTCCAGATGCCTATCTTTTGTTTGAGGTATTAATTACTCCTCCCCCTTTTATCAAGGAAAGGCTTGAAAATAGTACTCGAATAACTAATATAATGCTTATCGAATTTTTCGAAATGCCTAAGACTAATGAATCTATGAGATATATATCAGAACTTAGACAAGATATACAATATTGGGAAGACCGAGCTAAAGAAGAACTTAAGTATTAACACAAAAGAAAAGGGGCGTTTCCCAACGCCCCTCCCTAATTGATTTTAACTACGCAAAACACAGATTGTAAACAAATGTTTACTCTTAAACAATACAAATAATACACATGAGTTTTAATACTACTAAATAACTAATAACAACTTTATGATGATATTTTTTGGATATATCGTAATGTAATAGTCGGTGGCAATTTCTCAATATCCAAAGTTTCTACCGAAGTTTCTTGTAAGAAAGATTCCCCTAATAGGTTCCAGCTTACTACGATAGCACCATTTTGAATACCCTTGGTAGGAGTTCCTCTACCGAAATCTCCATTCAATCCCGTCTCCCTATTAAAGAAAGATTGAGGACGAACATTCTCCCAGTCATTGGCATTATCTTGTTTACCTTTAGATACACCAAGAGCATGCCTATGCTTAGGAAGGTCATCGCCTTTAATTGAGATTAGGAAGTTGCCTTTAGTTGGAGTATAGTAATCTCCGACATTCTGTAGCATTACTTCATCTCCAATCTGAACTCCTCCAGCTTGGTAACCAATAACTATTCTACCAGCTGCCTTAGTATATTCTGCCCAGCCATCCGGTATTACATCGGTTTCCCAAAGGATGATAGAACCTATTGGTAAGTTAGCAGTACTCAGAGATTCAGAGAATTCTTTTCTGATAGCCTCAATTTGACTATCAATGTATTGCTTGATATTTAACTTAGTACCCGATTCATCTACTACTGGAAAGCCTGAATTTATCTGTTCTACTCTTTTCACTGATTCTTTCATCATACTCTGGGCAGCAGTAGTATAAGGGATTTCTTGGAACTTACCCTGATAGGGTACGATAGCAAAGTTCTCATTTCGTTTGGTCATTGCATCAGTACCCTTACCATATACTCCGATAAGAACAACGGAAGTTTTATTATTAGAGTAATAAGGGCAAGCACTCTCTACCATCTCTAGAAGATTGCTATAGGTCATATCATAATTAGAATATATATCATTATTAATGATATCCGGTGTACGATTTTCTTCGGCAATCGGATAATAAATATCCAGAGACTTTTTGAACAATGTGTAAAAGCTTTCGGAAGATTCATTCCAATAAGCTACGAAGTCTACTGGATTATCTACTGGTTCAGAAATAGTAGTATGTACTGCAAAGAGTAATACTTCTTCTGTTGAACCTTGGGTACCTTGTATGTTCTCAATAGTAATCGTTTGTTCATCGGATATAAATACATACCCATCTCTTGAAATACACCCAAAGTTCACGTCTGGCAATTCTCCATCTTCTGAAGCCTTTGCCATATACCTTGCCATAATCCTATCCTTGATTACATTGGCATACTTACTTCCAGCAACTCCCTGAGGAGATACCACTAACTTGTTACCATTTATGGTAGCTGAGCCAAATCCACAGAATGGTCCTAAACCAGAAGGAGCAGCAATTGCTTCTGCTGCTTCCTTTGATTTAATAATACCTTCATACTTAAAGTACGTCTTCATTGTCCTTAGTATTTTTAAATTGATTCTTTTGTTCTGACATATCCTTAAATGCTTCACCTACATCCTTGAACTTTAAGGTTAACAATTTAAAGAGTATTCTCCATATACTGTACCGTTTCTTAATACCATGTATTTCACAGATGTGTCCATATATACTATCCACTTCGAAACAGTAGCATATTACCATAACCGTTATTGATACCACTATTGGGTTCATCCCATAGGGTTCCCCAATAGCTTTACCAAGTACAGCACCAAGTAGAACATAACAGATATAATCTACTATTTTGTTTAGAGTTCTTCTTCCAGCTCTAGATTTTCGAATTTCGATTTTCTGTAACCTACTTGCCGATAACCCAAACCATAAATCTGATAGGATTAGAATTATTGCAAGAATTATCATCCATCTCAAATCATACAAGATTTGTGTACACTCTCCCAATATCCCCACAGTGAATGTCTTGAATAAAGACTGAGTTGTGGTCTCTGTTATTCTATCGATTGTTGAATTTATCATTGTTCTACTATTTGCCAAGATTGATTACTGTAAGTTGTAATGGTAAATGTTTTCTCTGAGAGGTCATCATGTTCCCATTCTAACTTTTGAGGACTAACACTTAAAAGGTCTGCATCTACTACGGTGAACTTAGTTCTCTTCGAAGTATCTACCACTGATTCGAATATATACTCTCCAGCTTGTGCAGTTACAAATTCATAACCAGCACCACCTGCGTCATAAGTAGTTACTTTACCAACTTCCCTTATTCGACTATCGAAGTCAGGTTTATTAGAAGTACACTTGATTAAAGTAGATACCTGTTTAACATTCCCCTTTAATTCTGCATAAGGGGGAGTACAAGAAATCTCGATGATTGTAGGATAATCTTCCAATATTACTTGGCATCTTAAAGAAGAACCATCATCCGCTACAAAGGTATAAGTCCCAGCCTTGGTAAGAGTAATCTCTTCATCAAGGTTATAGGTTTCCCCATTCTCATCACAAGTAGCAGTACCACTTACATTGACCCCATTTTTCATTTCCTCAAGATGGAACTTACAAGCAGACTTCTCATCCAGTAATTGGTATACTGCATAAGTATCATCTATCTGATCTTCTGGTAATGCCCAGTTGGGTTCTTTCCAATGACTGTCTGTAGCATCCGAAGGTACTATCTTTAACTTGTTCTGATATACTACTGGAGAGTTATTAACTACCAGAGTAGTCTTAGCAGTAGGATAAGCTACTGACTGGAAGGTATAAGTCCCTGCCCTATTTGCAGTATATACATATCCATTCTGAGCATCAAAGGTTTCTCCAGTTTCAATTACCCTTACTCTATAATCATCACCATTACCAGAGATACGTTGTATCTTTACGGTAGTCTTGGCAGAGCCATTGAATAATGTAACTGTTGGTGGGCTAACCGTAATTCGATATACTGCAGTCTTATCAGATACTACTTCGAATATACCTACACCTTCATCGGTTTCCCTTTTATCCAGTGTACATTTAAACTTATAAGTACCATAACTATTAGCAGTAAACTTATCACCGTTCTTAAACAACTTAGTATCACCAATTAGCCTACAATATAGTTCACCAGTAAATGATTCTGGGTAATTCGATTCGATGGTAAGAGTGGTAGTAGCATCCTTGATACTTTGCTTATCCCCAACTCTAAATTCAGAAGGTGTACATCTTACCTTATATGTAATCTCTTCTCGAGTTACAACAAAGGAAGTTTGCTTTACTGGGAACTCTACAATCTCAAAGATGTAGGTACCAGGCTCTGAAAATTCCCAAGTTGAGCCAGAGACTTTCACCATATCAGTACCGGATAATCGTACATTACAGGTTTTCAGGGTACCCTTATAGGATACGTTTGCCCTTACTACTGTACTTACTTTTAGGTTAGTAGGAGTTATCTTTCCAGTAATAGGGTCACAAGTAATAGAATATACTCGATTATAAGATTCTTGATTAACCGTGATTTGAGTTACCTTAGTAGGGTCTCCCACACTTCTAAAATAATAAGTACCTGCTCTGGGTATATTAAAAATGGAACCACTTTCGTGTTTAGTGTAACCCCAATTTATATTATCACTGGATATCTGATATCTTAGGTCGGCATTTATCCAATCTGAAGTTACAGTTACCTTTACCGGTACTTCATATACCTCTGAAGTAATAAGATTGGGTTGGTCTGGATTTACTAACTCAGCTTTAATTGTATACCCATCATTTACGGTAAACCCATATTGAATATCGAAAGATACATGATAGGGTATGAATCTTTTAAAGAAAGCCTCTACGGCTTCTCTAAATTTTCTGAAAGCTACCGAGTTCGAAGTATATCCATGACCGGTAAGTCTAAAGGTTACCGGTATACATTGAGAACAATCGAAAGTATTATCATAGGTATACTTATCGTCATAATGGTAATACTGGTCAAAGTGCGGATTACCTTTTACCCAACCATCATAACTATCAGCCTTTGCAGGGTCAGTTACTACGCAGGTTAACCCATACAGCCTCATCATTATTTCGAAGAACTCAGAGGTACCTCTTATTTTAAAAAGAGATATCGAATACTTCAGGATGTTTCTTACTTGAGTACTGGTTAAAGTAAAGGGTCCCTCCTTTGGTATTATCCAAAGCTTAGATAACTCTTGGAGTTTAGCATCGGAGTAGAACCCATTAAAGTACTCTGCCCATTTCTGTGCATCTATAGTGTTCCCATAAGCAAAGGGCATTTCTCCGAGGAATTGCCAAAGGAAATTGAGATACATATCCGGAGCCTTATCTATATCGATAATGTCCAAGATATTCTCAATATCCTTTGTAATGTAATCTTCAAAATGCTCTCCACAAATTTCTAGAAACCTCTCTAAGATGCCTTTGCCATTTACCTTATATGTATCTTGAGCTTTATACTCGAATGGCAAAAAGTCGATTAGATTTTTGAGGTTTATCATTATACAATTTCTTTTACGGTTAAAGTCAATTGTGAAGCATTTTCGAATACTGGTAAGTTAAAACCGGGGTCTTCATAATCATGGTTAGGTTCTGATACCGTAATAGAATACCGATAGCCCGATTGATAGCTGTTGTTCTGAATGTCCAAAGAGAAATCAAAACCATTAGCTTTATCGATAATCTGGATAGAGCTACCAACTGAGCCAGTAGTTACATAACCATTTGATACCGAACGTACTGTAAAGGTAGTTGAGGAATTGAAGGTTATGTAGTAGGTCATAGAACCCTTTGCCTTGTTTAATTTAAACTGGCCCAGGTTTAGTTCCTTATTACCATAAATGGTAGTAGGCCAAGGTTTAATATAGAATTTAGTAAGGTGAAGGTAATCTACTGTTGATAAGTTATCTATTAAGGCATAGATATCTGATAACCTTACGCTTCCACCTATCTGAGCTTGCTCTGGAGAATAGGCATTGTATAATGATGTAAGAATTTGAGTTTGTATCTCTGCAGTCTTATAAGACTTCTTACCGGTAACATCCATCTCTAGAATAATCTGAACCTTGCCTGCAGATTTAACCTTCAACCATGTGGTCATAGGAGCTCTTTGAGATAATAGATTGTATACCCTATTGATTAATTCAGAAGAAGCAACAGCTCCACCATCGGGGCTAATATATACTGTAAGCTTTCTACCGCATTCATAATCGGCTTTAGCTTTGTTTACCCCATCAACCAACATGGCCAAACTTTCGAAATCCTCTTTGGTAATTGCTACTCCCAAAGTCTTTACACTCAAAGGTATATGTTCTTTGAGCATTGTAAAGTTTTCATAGTTTGAACCACCTCCGGCATCGTAAGCATTACTTACGGTAGCATCAGTAATTGAAGAAGAGATTACTGAAGGTACAGAAGTAATAGTATTACTCTTTACATTACCCTGAGTACCATTGGTTAAGTAGAATACCACATTGGTTATTTTTGCTCCTGCTGCAGGCTTCTTACCAAAGGTACCATCCCCAAACATTATATAAGGATTAAGTGCCTCATCTACTGAAACCATAAAGTGTTTGTCTGTAGGTTTGGATTTTGCAAATGTATCTACTAATACCCAAGTTTCCCCACCTATCTGCAATGACATAGAACCTTGTTCATAATACTTACCATTGGGTAGAGTACCCAGATGAATTATAACTCTATCTCCAGTAGGTATTACCATATTATTTAAAGCACTTGCAGTATACTTCTCGTGTTGAACTATAGGTACTTTACAAGTAGTTACATTTGAATACCAAGTTACGTCTCTAGCAGATAACCAGGAATTACCACTAGAATCTGTAAACAGAGTACCTTGAGGTATAGTTAATTTAGCTCCGATAGAATTACCAGTAATACTTCTGGATAAGATTACATCTACTGTAGCAGCAATTGCTGCTCGAGCATGATAATCTACCAAAGCCCCATGTTTAACTACCGAATCATACCTTCTTGCCGTAGATAGGAAAGTTTCCCTTGCCATGTTATCTACGTAGTAATGAAGTACTTCGGCAATTGCCGCAAACAATGAGAGGATGATAATTAAGATGTTCCCCTCCGAATAATCCGTTATGAGTTTCTGACCTTGAGGGTCTTTGAGTCCCATAAGGGATTCAACCAGCTTGGCCTTAATCTGTTGATAAGACCTCTGGTATGGGTTAAGCCATTTATTTGTGATTCCCATATTTATTGTGTATTTAATGAATTATCTGACCGGTCATAGGTGATATCGAGGTACTGACTAGAATTTGTTCCATTTACTACATAGGTTACTTCTATGTGTATTTTTGCATCAACTCTAGTAACTGTGATATTTTGGAAGGTTATCCTTTGTTCCCAAGCACCTATGGCTTGTTTTAAAAACTCTTTAATTATAAAACTCAGGGCTTGTGAGTTTGGCTCCTCAATACATTGCCATAATTTACTACCAAAGTTTTCCTGTCGAAATCTCTGACCTATCATGTAGTATAATATTGAACTTAGATTATCTCTGATAAGTTTGAAATCTCCATTTACTGGGTACCAACCTCTTTCACCCTTTTCATTAGTTGTAAGTTGGATAGGATAAGTTACACCTATACCAACTAAGTCTGTAAAGTAATTCTTTTCCATTAGTGTATGCAGGTTTTATCTTCATAATCGTCTACAACGAATTGTGAGAAAGGTTTAATTACTTGAGTTACTGTAGGACCTGAAGAACCGGGTCCAGTAGTTACACCTGAGTGTACATGAGAATTGAACATACTACGAAGTTGTTCTAGTTCTTTAATGGTTTGGTTTAATTTTTCGGTTAATTGAAAAATATTGATTACTCCACCATTTTCTCCAGTATTAAGTATCACGGAATCACCAGAAGATATGTTTATATCTCCATCGGCATTTATTACTATCTCTTTCTCCGAACGAACATTTACAGGCCCATTGAAATGTAAATTGAGTTCTCCGTTATCATCATCTATGACTATTAGGTTTCCTTCGGGAGTAACTATCCCCATTTTATTTGGACCATCCAGAGGTTGTGGTATTTGACTCATTCCCCAACCATGATATTCCCAGAGAGGTTTAGTTGGGTCCCCAAATTCAAAAGTAACAAATACCGTATCCCCCACTTTAGGAGCTAGGAATTTAAAACCAGAACTAATTGAACCATGTTGCCCTTTAGGATATGCCCAAGCAAATACTCCCCCCATTACCTCTGGAACACACACCTTTACTCTGTTCATATGTTTCTCTACATCGTCATTATCAATAACAATGCCCCGATAAACAGAGTAATACCGACCAAGACCCTCTAAGCCTTCGTCGGTTATTATCTTTGCTGTTTCGTAACTCATACCCTTATTTTTCTACATAGATTTGACTTGCAATTCGCTTATGCCTTTTAGCTATGTCTCGGTATACCCGATTAGCTATGGCCATATAATTAAACTTAACCCCATAATCTTCAGGCACTTGGATTTGTTTAACCGATATCTTACCAGGAATTAACTTACCCTTAGAGGTAACTGTATTACCTGTAGATAACACTATACCCTCTGCCAAGGCTTGGGGATTATCGGCATTTACTTCAGTATAATAAGCTTTCTTTCTAATGAACTCAGCTTGACCCTTGATATTAATTATGTCTCCCTTATCATTCAAGAAATGCTCATTGTAATATACCTTCTCATTATAAGTAAAGTTAAGATTAAGATTCTGAGAAGTACTTAGGGCTTTTTTATCTTGCCCCTTTTTAGTTTTAGCATTAGCTTTAGCATCATTAGCTACGATGTTTTGAGTAGATAAATCAGTTTTAGAAGTTACAGAGCCAGACTTGGAATTGTTCTTTACTAATTCCATATTAGTTATATACCCTTGACCAGCGTCCATAGAATGAGTACATTGTTTTATATACCAAAGCCCTGACCAACGTTTTCCTACGTTATCTATACGGATTATTTGAGAAGTTGCTAGCATAGGTCTACCTACTACCTGAAGTTGGCATACTAACCTTTTCTCAGTTTGCTTTAAACCACCATTGGCATTAGCATTAGCTGCCCAAGCATACTTATCGGCACCACCGTATCTACTAAATAAATTATGGTAAAGTTTATAAAGGGGTACCTTGAGATTTACCCTTTTCATATGTCTTACCTTAACCCTCTTACCATATTGACCTTGACCATAACCCTTAGTAGTATCAACTTCCATATCGGATAATACTTCAGTATATGGGTCTTTATTTAAAGCTTCGAACCCTCTTTCTGATGCAGGTAGTACTCCCATTTGGAAATTGATACCAGAAGCTATACCTGCTCCGGCCTGTTTAGAAGCATAGCCTTCTGGGTCATAGTCTAATGGGTCTACATATTCCTCTACCATAAACTCCATACCATCTTCGTCTTCGAAAAGGTATCTTTCATACTCTAATAATTTCTTAAGATTAGCTTCTAATTCTTTACCATTCTTAGAATTTCTTAGCACTTGTTTAAGGGCATTCTTCTTATCATCAGGTAACTCGTTGGCTGCTTGATTAATGGTAGCTCGTACTTCTTCGGTAGACATTTCATCAAATCTCCTTTGCTTACCTGCTTCATAAGCACCTACTGGACCCACTGCTTCATACTCTTCTACTCTCTTTTTATATTCTGCAGTTTTTTCCATGTTATACTGAAGCTGAGTGTCCCAAGCATCCATTACCTCTGTAGGAGTAGTAGGATGACTTCTATAATCTTCAAACCCATTGCCAGTAATATTAGACACCATAAGGTTATCTACCTGAGCCACAGGAGGTCTTAAAGCTAATGGAGGTTTATCCTCTGGCTCATTTATATTAGTTGATAATACCGATAAATCTTTACTATCTGGGTCTAGAGATGGAGCTAATACTGCTTTAACTCTTTTAGTTATTTTCTGAGTAGCAAAAGATACTCTAAGTACTTCCCCATTCTCTCCTTGATATGTATAAGTACATACCGGTTCTTCATGGAATTTCCGATTATGTATATAGATAACACCATCCCTTGAATCCACATACCATGGCCCATTAGTATACCCTTTCATCTTCTGTTCTAATTGAACTAAGACGTTCTTGCCCACTAATCCAAAGTCACTATCAATTAAAGCTTTCAAGTCTTCTGGCATAGCTACTTCTGCTACTCCACTGTATTTGTTAGCATAGAGTACTTTACCAGTAGTAGTACGGGTACTCTCTGTGGGTACCTGTAGTGACTCGTATACTTTATTACTTATTATCTGTTGTTCCATTACTGAAATATTTCTATGATTACACCAGTAGCATTCCCACAACCATTGTCTAAATAGGTAGATAATTTATAACCTTCCATGTCCGAATGAACATAAGCAGGCTGATATCTTAAATCCCCTGAAGAATCAATGCACTTAATAGTTACATGAGTACCTGTAGAATCAAATACTGCCTCGAACTCCCTTACTTTAATTATTTTTATGGGCCCAGATATAAATTGGCCATCAGGGTATATATATCCCCATTGAAGACAAATGTTTTGGTTCTCTTGAATCTCGGCAATATCTACAGTATCAGGATTACCCGTATCGAAAGTAATGGTAGCCAAGTTTTCTTTTTCTTCATCATATCTATAACTCCAGGTACTTATATACGCTCCAAGGGGTATACCTGTAATGGGATTCATTATAGGCATACCTCCAAAATTGAAAAGGGCCAAATAAGGTTGACCCATTCCATTATATAATATAGGTTTCTGTTTAGCTGCCATAAGTCGGTATTCTTATTAGAGTTCCCATTTCTAATTCCTTAAAAGGATTCAGTATCTTATTAGCTTCAGCTATAATGTACCACTTACCAGAATCACCATAGTACCTGAAAGCAATGTTCTGCAAGGTTTCCCCATCTTTAACGGTATGTTGAATATCGTTAGAGTATTCCGGTACTACTGGAGGTTTAGCTTCTAAGGAATAATCCCCATCGTTGTATTTCAGAGCATAGGCATTATTATATGGGCTAGCTCCCTTTAGGTATTGGTTAACATCAATCATATTTAATACCTCCTGTCTTTTTAAGTGAATCGGAATTTATAAAATCTCCATAGGATAAGTTATATGCACTTACTCTCTTGAAAATCAATTCTTGAGTTGCTGCTGCAGGCAATAACCTACCATTACCAAAAGTAGCTGGCTTTCCGGGTACCCTTATTCGATAACCGTTCTGAAAGTTCTTCAGAGTATAAGTTGCTGAGGTAAGGATATAATTGTGGTTATCGAATATACCAGAATCCCCCCACTCAATCTTAACAATCGGGGGAGCAGCCTGGTAGCCATTAGATTTAGACCATGCCTCTAATAACCTACATTTATTGATTACCTCTTCTGGATTTTCTGGGTCATTACAGTACCAAGACACATTGAATTGAATAATGTCTTCAGCTCCAGTAAAGTGATACATGGGTACATTGCGACCCATTGATTTAATGGTGGCCCATGTGGTTTCTCCTCTAAAGTCTATTTCTGGAGGTCTATTCTGTAAGGTAATGTATTGAGTGGGGTTAACAGTCATGTTATATATCCTTACTTCATTCTGATATATAACCTCTGCTTTAGCCTCAAAGTTTCTGTAATTAGTAGTATTCTTATTCCCCTTTGCTGGGTCTACTCCTTCACCTTCTTCTAACCTTGGGAATTGTAATTCCATTCTCCATTTAGCCTGGAGTTGTTTATTTAGAATAGGATTCTTAGACGATATTTGAGCTTCTCCGATTACCCCATTTGGGTTATAGAGTTTACCCTTTTGAGAATCATCCTTTGGAAGAGTAGAGATAGTTCGATTGAGTAATATCCGAGCTCTCCATAATTTATTTAGGGGACCAGTAAGAACACCTGCCGTATCTCTTGTAAGGTCATTGTACTTTTCAACAATTTTACCTGCTGCTTTATTTAATACTCTAGCCATAGTGTTTTAGTTTTATATTCCCATTACAAATGCAGCTCCAGTAAAATCTTGTTGAGAACCTGGAGCATAATCTCCAACTGCTTGACCATCTACTGAGATATTGATACGAGAATCTCTCATACCTTCTTTAATAGCTAACCTAACAGCATTAATAAATCTCTCTTCATTCTGGGCTCTAATGGTAGTTGGGTCTTCTTTCTCTTTATTCTGAGCTTCAGTATTCCTATCTACTGAATTACTAAGGTAACTAATACCCTCAATTAATAAAGGAAGACCTACAGTAATTGCTAATCCCCAGGGTCCACCGAGTAATCCCATAAGTCTACCACCTATAGAGGTTAAACCTTTTATAGCACCTTGCCTAGCCACTTGACTACCAACTTGGGCACCTGCTCCAGCTAAAGCCCCTCCAGCTAAATTACCCGCCATAGTAGTTGCTAATGGTACTCCAGGATTTGGTGTCTTAACATATCTTCCGGTTTTAGTGTTATAAAATCTACCAGCAGAATTCATACCGATACCGCTTGACATCATTTGGAGTTGAACCATGGTTCTCATAAGGTTAACCATCCTTACCATGTGTGCTTCCATAATGGCAAACTGAGTATTAGTTTTTATTGCTGCAGCAGACATACCTTCAGTAGAAGCAGTAGCAATAGTCTGTAAATACCCAACAGACCTAATAATACCTCTTACAGTATTAAATCCTGCAACAATAGTACCTACTACTACTGCAGTAGCTCCTACTCTAAGACCAAAACCTCCAACCCAAGTTTCTGAGATAGAATTAATTACTTTGATTATAGAGTTACCCACATTTAGTACTGGGGTAAAGATTCTACCCAAAGCTGCACCTGCGGTAACGGTTAAGTTCTCTATACTTGATTCGAATTGGTCAATTACACCTGCATCGGTTTTAAGACGTTCTTCATTAAGTCGGTTTACTGCTCCCATGTTTTGGTCATAGGTAGCAAGTATCTTACCCATCTTATCTCTACCAGAAGCAATATCTCGAAGTACTGGAAGCATACCACGATTACCTCGAACTCCGAATATATTGAAGAAGGTTGGTGTTTCGATTCGTGAAGGTAAATCTACTGCGGCCTTAGCAAACTTCTGATAGATAGTGTAAAGGTCTATAAGGTTACCTTGAGCATCGAAGAATTCATCGGGACTTAAGCCCAAGTCTGCTAAAGCGTTATAGCCTTTCTTTTTTTGATTAACAAGAGAGAGCTGTAAGTAACGAATCATATTGGCCAGTGAGGTACCTGCCATAGAACCCTGTATACCCATATCACCCAATACACCAATAGCAGCAGCCGTTTGCCGAAGGTCTACTCCAGCAGTTGCCATATCTGCTCCTGCATAAGATATGGACTGGGCTAAGTCTGTTAAAGATATATTTGCATTAGTAACTGCAGTATATAAATCATCGGTTACTCTAGCGGCTTCTCCCATTGGGATTTGGTACATTGACATGATATTGGTCATCAAGTCAGCTACACCACCTTTCTGTCCCACTGGCATTGTAAAGATTGAAGCCAGCTTAGATGCTGGCCCAATCATTTCTTTAATAGCATCGAATTTATTACCCGCCATAGCCAGGTATCTTTGTCCTGATGCAACATCCGAAGCAGTAAGAGGAGTTATCTCATTGACATCTTTTGCCAATTGTAACATTTCTCTTTGTTCTGCAATGGTAGCACCAGCAATTTTCGAAGCAGTCCAAACTTCATTCTGAACACCCGCAGAGTATTTATAGGCCCTTGCCATTCCCCCTACGAGCTGCATTCCGAAGTCCATTGTATTGGAAGCTGACATCTGTATACCTCTATTCCAGGTATTCATATCATTCATCATTGTTCTGAATGACCCAGATATCTTGCCAGCCTCTTGAGAGAATCGGTCTTTTAAAACCATGGCAACACCGACCTCTACTATACTCCTACTGGTATTCATAATTTACTTTCTTTTCTTTAATTGTTTATAATATTGCTCGGCCATTTCCTTGAATATTTTCCTTATTCGGTACGGAAGACGTAAAAAGCCGAAATAGTCTAAGGCTATCTCGGCTCTGGTGATATAAACAAAATCACTCTCTAACATTACTCTTCCGTCAGGTAGAAAAAATTCGGTGCCCAAACTATAGGATAAGTTCTTTCTTCTCCGGTGGTTGGATTAGTGATATGGGATTCACCTTTGAAGATAGGGTCCATAGATAAGATATGCTTTCTCATCTCAGCCATATCCTTTGCAGTAAACGGAGTAAAGTTTTCTACCTTCTCCCAACTACCATCAACCTCTAAGTAAAGGTTCCGACAAAGAAGGGGAGCATTCTTAGTTTGTTTATCCAAAGGCAACTTCATGAACTCTTGTTCTCCCTTACCTGTCATACAATCGAATTTAATTCTCTTGCCAGATGAAAGAGTGTATTCATGGTCTACCAATCTAACTCCCTCTGGATAATAAGGGATAGCATCTGGCTTCTGATTTAAATCCTCTACAGTTGGAGTAGTACCGTAATCGAAAAGGAACTCATGAAGGTCTTGGCCATAAGTAATCTTACCACCATTCTCTTTGCCCCAATCATATTCGAATTCTACTTCCTCTCCCAAAGAGAAGATACGAGAATTGAAGATAATAGCATAACGGTCATTGACTGGTAAGTTAAGGGCATCATCTATGGTTAATTTCCCATTAGGGGTAGCAGTAGTTCTAATTACAATTGATGCAATGAACTTGGTAAGGTTCATCAAAGTCTTCATGTCTGAAAGGTTACTGAGGATATCTTCATCAGCACCATTCTGTTCTCTGATTTCATATTCGAAACCAGAAGGTCCGGTAAATCTAAATGTTCTAAATTCCATAATTTGATATATTTAATGTTTACAAATGTTCATAGTACTCCGTATAACAACAAGAAAGGGGTGAGCTCCTATCACAGGAATCCCACCCCTCCACCGAATCTTAGTGAAAATAGACTAAGGAATTAGTATTTATCTGCAGTACCAACTGAGAACTCTATGGACTCAATGGTATTCTCTGAAGCCATTCTGTCCAAGTCTAAGCCGGTAATCTTACATGGCCATACCTCTTCGAAGACGTGGGTATTAAGAACCGAGACTCCATCTTCGGCAAGTTCATTTACAATAGCCGTTTCCCAATATTGGCTTGGTACCAAACCTCCACCAACTATGTGGTCTTGGCAAGCATAAAGCCAATCATGAAGCCATGTGTCTGAACCTGCAGTAGTCATAAGTTTCTCTACAATAAGATTACCTATAGTAACCCTACCTGCAGTTTTAACGTCTCTATTGACGTCCCCATGAGCAACCTGGTCAATTTCAATATCTGGCAAAGTACAACTTTGGAATAGATAAGTATTGATAGGGTGTTTGGGGAACATGATGCTCCACAAGAATTTCTTCCGTGGGTTTTTTACTTTTGCTCCCATTGTGTTATGAGTTTATAAGTTATTACTTGTTTCTACGATTGATACTGCCTTAGAAGCTGCATCGATTACAATCTCCATAGTTACCTCTTGCATAGGAACTACATCCTTATACTTAAGGATAGCACGGTACTTACCCTGACGAGCATCTGCTTCGTTATTAACCGAAAGGTCATCCCAAGAAGTTGCATCTTGGTCACCCATCCAGGTATACTCGGTCATAGCATCTTCGTCTACCAAAGAATCCAAGGTAGGTTTAACCTCCAACCAGATTCTCTTCCAAGTACTCCAAACGTTTGGTTCTTCGATATACTTGTTGAGTACCGGGCGAAGGAACTTCTTCAGATAGAGATTCAATCTTACAATTGAAAGGAATCTTTCAGAATCCTGTTTCACTTGAGAAGAGAAGCAATGCCATAGCATGGTTTGCTTACCTGCATCTGGGGTATCTTTGATTACCATCTCATTGATATAATTCTGAGCAAGGGTGTTCAGTTCGTTATATCGAGAAGGAGAACCATAGTTAGGGCATACTGGACCAACTGCATCCCCAATAACTCCTCGGTTCATACCTGCAAAGGATTTCCAAGGACCATATTGAGTAGCAGAGGCATCTCCCAAACCAACAATAGTACCCACTACATCGGAATCCTGAAGATTACCATTTTCGTTGTAGTACTTAAGTCCACCACCAAAGTAGGCAATGTACTTAGAGTTACCTACAGTACCAAGGCAAGTCTGTACCCAAGTAACCTGAGCTTTGTAATCTCTTGCCTGAGTACCTTGAGTATAATGGGTTAAGTGTTTGGGAACTTCGATATACAGTACCCATTCCATCAGTTCTTTTGCCATATCAGCAGCAGCCTTGTATACTTTGAGTACCTCTGAATCTTGTTCCAAGTGTTGAGAGATATGTGAAATAAACAATTGGTAGAAGTCCGTGTAGTCTCTTACCAAGTCCAGTGAAGCAATCCATTCTTCGGCAGTTGGAGTGGAACCTGCACTACCGATAGTACCATTAAACAGTTTCTCTGTTTCGGAAGGTGCAGCATCTCCCACGGTAATAGTGATAGCATTCCTAGTACCGTCGATATCATCGGTAAGCCACTTAATTAGGTTTTCAAAAGAGGAACCTGCAGTAATTACCGGCTTAATATATTCCGAGTTCTTAGCAAATGCACTAAGAGCAAGGTAATCTACCGAAGTATTATTGTTATCATCGGCAGTTTTGTAGGTTATTACTGGACCCTGTTCAAGTACTTGCCCATTAGCCGAATAGATTTTATAATACAAGGTATTAGCTTGCTTATAAAAACCAACCTGGAAAGTATCTGCACTACCAATGGGATCTCCATATCCCTTGGTTACTAATCCAAAACTATAGGTAGTACTACCTGATTTGAAAGTAATCAGAGCAGAGGGTTTAGCCGAGTCGGGTACAGCAGAAGCAACTGAAATCCCATCTTCTGAATCTTTAGCTTTTCTTGCCGCAGCCTGAGAAGCAGTTACTGTACCTTGAGCAGCTCCCTTGCCGAGTACTCGAATAACACGAAGCTTAGAACCACCCTGCAAAGCCTTTTCGATATTTGATACAGAACCATCTGGTACAATTTCAGAACCATAGATTCTTTGGAACTGAGAGAAAGTAGAAATGGTTTCTGATGGGTCATCGTATGGGCCCTTAGTAGTTCTAGCCAATACACAAGAAACTCCTAACATGGGAGTAGTTTGAAGAACATTGTTGTTCTTAAACTTAAAGTCAATGTGAGGTGAAGTTGGCATAATTCTATTGTGATTAAAGTTAATTACTTGTTTAATTTATACCCTAGAGTATTGTACCTATACCTTAGGTACTTTTAACTCTAACATTTCGTTTTCTTTTTGTTCTAACAATCCAATGAGAACTGATATGTCCTTGATAGGTGTAAGTGTACCTTCTTCCAAAGCTTTTTCTGGAAGAATACCGTCTTTACATACATAAGTGTATACCTTCTCAAGTATTCCATGTTCTACATCTGGATGGTCATAATAATTACCAATCTCAATGAATAGGTTTCCAGTGGGAGCAAGCCTGCCCTTTTCCCATTCTTCTAAGTCATTGAAGTATGGTCTCACATATCCTCTAGCAGGTAAGCCAGTATATAGGATTGTATGTAGCAATCTCATATCGGCTTGTGTTTGAGAAACTAGATGTACATCTATGGTGATATCCTTAGTTTCATAAGGAAACTCTGAAGCTTGGTAATTACCATCCTCAAGTTTATCACCAATGATGTATTTATTCACACCAATATCTCCAGCATAATAACCCTGTAGTTCTATGGTTATTCTTGGGAGAGTCTTTGGGCCTTTTACTTGATTATTCCCTATACCAAAAAGTGGTATAAACTTCTTCATACCTTTGATTGCCTCTTGAAATCTTTTTTCGTTTTCTTGAGACAAAGGTAAGAAGTCTTCTGGGTTTAAGGTAAGACCCATTTCCAACATTGTACTAAGTAGAGAGATATAAAAAGTTCTTTCTACTATTTCTTCTGAGTTTACCATTAAAGTCCTAATTTAATATTTAATTGAACACTTTGATTGCCATTGTCATTAATATACCCATTATAAGTTACCTGAATACCTCTAAAACCACTTATTATGGTTTGTAAATGACCAACACAATTTAATTCACTAACCCATTGAGTAGCAATATTTGAAGGATAATCGGTAAGCCATACTTTAAAGGGTATTGGTTCAGAACCAATACCTCCAGGGAATTGACCCTCTATTGTCTTACTTATATCGGTTATCTTAAATTGTTTTATAAATTTAGCAACTTGAATACCGTTGATAAGGTAGTACTGATAACCCTTTACATTACTAATCTGAGCAGTACTAGTATTTTGACCAAGATTTGGGAATGGTATATTCGGGGTTGGTTCAAAGCCATACTTAGTAGTTCTAGTACCTGGAGATTGAGTTATATTTAAAACTATCTCAGTGTTAGGTTCTTGCTGTGAGATAATCTTAACTATAGCAGTTCTTTCCAAGGGGTCATAGTTACTGGGGTTATGTTCTTGATTAGTAGATTTAGTTTTGATAGTAAGCTTACCTGCGGCATTAGCTTCTCCAATTTCTTGGGTTACCTCTAACCAATCTGAGGAGCTTTCAACTTTCCAATCTACAGCACGATATTCATCTTGAGGATTATTATCGATAAACTTCTGTTGGTAACTGTATACACCTATTTCTAGGGTCTCACCCCTTTTAGTACCATCGAAAGTATAGGAAGTAGTTTCTGGAGTGATACTAAAATAAGTTACCCAGGTCTCTACTATTTTAGGAGCGGCCTTTTGTACCAGAGTTACTTCCCTTTCTACACCCTGAACTACTACCTTGAGAACCTGCTCTTTTATATTATTCATGTCTTCGTTTACTGCCTTAGGCTTTACCCTAATAGTTGCAGTACCAGTTCCGGATAATGAAGATATTTCAAAGTCTGCTGCCATTTTTAACTTTCCTTATTTCTTTTCTAACTTCATTTCGTATTTCCTTTTGTAAGGCAGCTTTTCCACCAGCAGCCTTAAATGCGGGATTCCAAAGAGGACGAGGTGGTAAATTACCATCTCTGCTACCATACTCTAACATGATAGCTATCTGATTCAAAGTCTTTCTTGAAGTCTTACCAGTATAGGTAATCTTCTTGATTCCAATTGGTAAACCAACGAAAGTTCTATTCTTGGTCTTTACTACAGTAACGGATTTAGCATATTGACCCGTGAGTCGTAATAGAGTATGCTCCCCATATTTCTTTACAGTACCTGGAGCATGTTTTGGCCAAGAAGTATGGGTACCGGGTGGTGGAACACCCGTATTCAAACTTCGTCTTACTATACGAAGAAGTTGATTACCAAACTTTTCTGTACCTTTCGCATAGCCTTCGGTTAAGATACTGGGAGTTTTAGCAATCAACCTTTCTGCACGAGCTTGTTCTCGTTTATCTACGTATATTTCTAGAGGGCCAACTGGAGTCGATAGTGTAATATTAACCGACTTACTTGGCATAATTCTTACTGTTGTTTAGGTTTATCCAATCCCAGCTCCTGAGCAATCCTTAATAAAAGGGTTTCTTGGTTAGTTAACCTCTCATTCATGGATAACTTAAATTCTTCGAAATCTGGAGCAGGATTACGAGGTGATTCTGAACGATTATTAATTAGACCAAGAATATTATCGCATTCAGAAACAACGGCCTCAAATTTGGCTTTGTTATTTAAAATATTTAAAGCATTCTGTTTCTGCATTGATACCTCATTAATGATATTATCGAGATTGGTCGTATAATAGGTACCATTATAAATACCTTCATTTACATTAGTTGGTAAATAAATGGTAATTTGAGATATTGAATCTTGTATCACTAATTCGATACTGTTAACAAAACCTTCTTTACCATTTGAGGCCATTGGTTTACTTTCGCCAACTTTTAAAACTCTTGCTTGGTCAAAGATTGGATAACCAGACCGACGATCTTTCTCTAAGGTGAAAATCATATCACCCTTTTGTACTTTCTGAAAAATCAATTCTTCCATAATCATTAAGTTTAAACCGAATGATACTGCACCTGGATTCTTCTGCATGAAGTCTACCAGTTTTAGAAATTGATAGTATCCAAATTGATTAATGAGTACCTGAGCTTTGTTTGCTACTTCTTGAGCAACCTCTATATTTGGGGCAGGTAATGCTAGTTGTATCTTAAATTCGGTGAGTTGTTCTTGTTGTTCCATAATTCCTTAGTTAATGTGTTAAAACGAAAAAGGAGTACACCTAAAATAGATGCACTCCTTTTTAGTCATCCCAGCAAATTAAAAATTACTGAGCCGGTGTAGTTGTACCTTTTAAGGCAGCCACAACTTGATTGATAATGTTCTGGTCTCTCTGAGCATCTACTACTCGATTAAGGCGGGCAATCTCCTGGTCTTTTGCAGTATTCTCGATGAGACACTTGATTTCCTGTTGGCCCTTCTTGATGTCACAGCAGCAACGTTCCAACTGAAGAGCCAAGTCAGATTTTACTTCTTTAATCAAACCTTTGGTTTCGCAGCAGCAATCTGACTGTTGGTGTTCCATGTTGCAGAGACGGTCCATAACACGGTTGAAGCCTGCGCCCATTTGGTCACGAGAATCTCGGATATCCGAATTCGTTTTGTAGCCCAAATCACAAAGACCTCTTTCCGTAGTGAAACGGTTGTTAAGGATTTCTCTACCAACACCGGCAACATCTTTTGCTACCCCACTGATTTCTTGAGTAACTCCACGAGCAGCATCAGAGATATCTTTGTAGATACCTGCCTTTGCTTCTTGAACCGTAGATTCTACTTTCTGAATGTCAGCTTTGGTATCATTGATTTTGTCCCATACGGAAACTGCAGCAGCACCAAAGCCACCACCTACCAATGCACCCCCGACGGAGCCCCAACCGGAATTCCGGTTATAACAATCATTACAGCCTCTGTCCGCGATTACAACGCCATCGCCAGCACCTTTTACTTCTACTCCCATAATTTTATTGGTTTTAGGAAATCAATAATTAAGTTTTTAGGGTCTCTCATATAATAAATACTGGTGTTGTATATAACCTATGATATACTAAATACATAATCATAGGTTATAGTAGCAGCATTCTGAGTTATATTGACTGTAAGCTCCCAACCATTATCATCATTCTCTGCTTGCCTTAATTTAATGGTACCTGACCTTGTTGATTCTACGGTATTCTCTGTTAAGGTTAAGGTTAACCCATAGTTTCCATTATCACTTGATAACGTTGTGATTGCTACATTTGTAACCCAACTTGGTTTTGAGGTTACAGTTAAAGCTAATGGGTATCTTGTACTTATTTCAGAACCGTTTATTACCTTAGTCTTAAAAGAATAAGCTACATCAACTGTAAAGTTATTACCTCCCAAAGCCGATAATCCAGTTCTAGAACTACTTCTAGAACCAGTAGGGGAAGTAAATGCCAAGTAATACTTATAAGATACTGAAGCAGCACTCTGTGTAACTTTAATGGTCTTAGTAGTTGCCCCACTATAGGATGCAGTTACTGTACAACTTCTACTTGAAGTACCTGTGTTCTCTGTAGCAGTAAGTACCGTCTTAGCTGAATTCAAACTAAATCCAGTACCACTTGCACTAACCGTAGGTGTAGCACTCTTCGAAGAACCTGCACTTATTGACCCTGAACTCCAATGGTTGGTAATAGGTATACTTACACTGGCATAAATATTAACACTACCTCCTGAATTAGAGATAGAATATGAATTTGCCGATAAGCTTATTACTGGTGTACCATCAGTAGTACTGGTAATTGAATTCGCTGCCTGGTATACTGGTACACTTACAGATTTGGTTTTACCATTTAGTGATAAGGTACCAATAAGGGCTCCTACCAGGGTTCTAGATTTAACCGTGGTTCCCAAAGAACCTGCACTAACTGCAGTACCATAACTAATGCTAGCACCGCTTGTAATTGTGCCACCTCCAGTTGTAGAACCATTCCATCCCCAAGTCTGAGAATATGATGGCATACTTGAGAATGAACTTCTACTTCCTCCACTTGCAGGTATATCGGGTACACTTCCTCCACTTGCTGTAATCTCACTGTAAGTCCTATAACCTGCCGACTGAGAACAAGATAGGGTTAACTTCTTCTCTGTTTCAGCTTGGGTTAAGGTTACCGTACCACTTCGTGTACTGGTAGAAGTATTATTACCCATAGTTACAGAAGTACCACTTCCAGATACACTACCAGAGTTGGCTCTAGTATAAGTTAAAGCAATTTGGTTACCATAATTATGACCATTTCTCAATTCTTGCTTGTAAGAAGCAACGGTAAAGGTTTTAGTATCTCCTGTAGCCCCAAATAATATAGAGGTAGGTGATAAACTCCAAACATAACTCCAAGATTGAGATGCTGCTGCCTGGGTAAATGTGAATTCCACGGTTTTACCAGATTCAGATTGAGTAGCCAACCCCTTACCAGACCTTGAGGTTAGATCTAGATTCTCTGAAGCTTTCCAAGGCTTTCCATCTGCCGGATTACTATAGTTAGTAATCCAACTTGGTTTACTGTTTATTACGTAATTAACACTAACAGCAGACCCATTAGCTACATTATCCCAATATTTCTGCTTCGTACTGGTAAACCCAAAACCAAAATTAGAACTACTGGGGTTACCTAAAGCATCAAAACTTATACTGGAGTATCTCAAAGTGAATGTATACTTATAAGTTACCTTATGAATATCTTCGAGTTTAACAGCTTCGTTATTACCATAGGAACTAGCATTGGAGATTTCCAAGCCAACGTAACTTTCCCCCGTTCCTGTAGAGGCGAGTGCTAACAATTCAGCCTTGGTAGGACAGTCATTACCTGTCTTACCAAGGCCTACTTTACTTTTGACAGCACTCCAGGTTGCTATCTCTCCCATAAGATTTATTTGTTTTTAAGTTCCTGAATCTCTGCCTTCAAAGCCTTGATTTCATCATAGAGAAGTTTAACACCCTCGATTGCCAAGGTTGACATCTTGTGATATTTAACTTGTTTTACGAGTACGTATTCTTCTCCGTTGATTTCCAAGGTTTCGAATTCCTCTGGATTAGGTACCGTAGATTTCTCTACTGGAACTTCTTCCACATATTTACCAAATCCTAAGCCTTCGAGGTTCTGAGCAATAGTTCCCTCATCCTCCTTACCAAGCATAGTAAAGGACTTAGTAGGTATCTGGCAAATCTGTTCCAGAGTATGATTCAAATCCTTAATGTTAGATTTGAGTCGAACATCTGAAGATTCTTTGAAGAAACCAGAAGGAGCCGTGGTCTTAGCAAATACTACCTGGTCGGTAGTTGCCAATCCCAATTGAGCTCTAGTTACTGTATGAGGATTATCCTTTCTACCTGCATGGTTATTGATAGAGGTTTGAGCAGCAGTACCTGCAGCCTTAGCATCGGCAATAGCAGCAGCCTGAGCAGTAGATACTGGCTTATTTGCATCCGATGTATTGTTAACATTACCCAA